GTTTGCCGCAGTCAGGTTGGTGTCGCCGCAGACGACGTTCCACATGTCCTGACAGATTTTCTCGATGCACACGCAGAGGAACGCAGTAACCTGGTCTTTGAGGACCGAGTCAACGTTGGGGTTGACGGTTACCAGAGCCGGGCGGAACAGACGGTCACCGGCGTCGTACGGACGCAGGGTGATGCAGCCACGGTTGAAGTTCTCTGCCGACTGTACGTCACCTTCGAACTCGATGTTCGGGGTGTGCATGGTGCGCAGAATACGGTTGTCCGCGTGCGATGGCGAGAACGCAGGGAAAATGATCCCCTGAGCGTTACCAGCGAACTGGGCGTAGGCGAATGCCAGGTCGATGTTACCGGAGAACAGGTCTGCGGTGACTTCGTCGATGATAAACGCTTCGATCAGGTTGATCGACGACCGGGTGGTCGGAGTGCCCCAGTACTCGGACTCAGGGAACATGCGCACAGCCGAGTTCAGCTGACCAGCACGGGCGTACAGCTGACCCATGTCGGTGGCCTTACCTGGAGCCCATACGGTAGCGCACGGGATTACCATGATGTCCTTACGGCTGCCCAGCAGGCGGATGGCCTGGTCTTTGACGTCTTGCTTGTAGCCGACGTCGTAGAAGAAGGACTGACGGTTACGCGTGTAGTTCGACTGTTCGATCGAGTCTACATACTGCTCCATGTCCGTTGCGATCAGGTGGTTGTTGATCGACCACGCATCGTTACGGTTGATCGGCGACTTGGTGTTCGCCAATACGTTGAACGGATCGTCCAGCGGAGCCGGAGTGATGTAGGACGGCAGTTTACCTGCGTTGTCCAGGAACGGCGAAACACCACCGGTGATCTTGACTGCCGCGGTCATGTCCCAGCTGACGGTGTCAACGGTAGCGATCGCGTAGTAAGGAGCACCATTGTGGTCCACACAGGTGAACGGGTTCATCTGGCGGTACGGCTGGTTCTTGACTTCAACCAGGCCGGTGTTGTTCGGCTGTTCGATGGCGTACATCGCTTGGCACAGCGCGGTGATGGAATCCTGGTACACGTGCACACCGGAGTACGGGGCAGGAGCAGGAACCACTTTACGGTTGACGTCGGTACCGGTGAACTCGCCGAAGGCACGACGCAGGCTGTAACGAGTCTTTTGGTACACGCACTCGAACAGGGTTGCTTCGACGTTCTCACGACCTTTGGAGGTCTTAGCGTTTACACGCTTACCAGCCGTGGTGTCGGTGAACTGACGCAGGGTGTACGGGAACACGCCGGTCTCTTTTACGAAGTTGGCGATGTCACCGTAAGCGAAGCCATCAGGACGAACACCAAAGTTCATACCACCTTTGTTGTACTCGTCACCGATGCCACCGATACCGTCGAACAGTGGGAACACTTCCTGAGCAGGAACCGCTGGGTTACCACCGGCAGCAGGTACTGCTGGAATAGTACGACGGGTCAGTGCACCAACACCCTTGGTAGCAGCATCCGGGTCGGGCTTGATCTCGATTACCAGACCGTTGAAGGTCTTCGAACCGTTGGGGATCAAGTCGCCGTTGGCATCGCGCTTGAAGCGGCCGTTGATGTCACGCTGGTAGTCCGGGATGGTCTTACGGCTAACGAAAGCCGACAGAGCAGTACGTGCTACCACGTTGTTGGCCGACAGACGGCGGATACCGACCGAAGCCTGGCCACCAGCAGCGAGTGCTTGCAGCAGCAGGGAGTTCGGGTTGTAGTACGGCGAAGTAGGATCAAAGATTTCTTGACCGAATACCGCGCCTACTTGGCTGGTGTTCACCCAGACCACACCATTTACGTCAGCCATTTGCCCCTTCGGGAAAACTCCATGGATGACTGGCAGGTGCAACGGGCGAGTGGATTGGGCAGGCGTGTACTCCGGGATCGATACGTCATTGATCCCGTTATTGATCACCTTCCCCGGGATGATGCTAGTCAAAGCAGTCATATGAACCTCTTAACGTTCAGAAGGGGGTCCTAAAACAATCGTATGCAAGCCTTTATGGGACTATGTGGTGTCTTTCCACACTGCACATAACATATTATTTTGATGAGGTTTACCGATGCAAATCGACGCGTATAACACAACTATCGGAAAACCATTCCGTGTTCTGAACAAGGTGGAGGCCACCATACAGGCTTTGCATATCAATCAAAGTCTCACGCCTACCAAGAAGGAAGGGGTGTTTGTAATCACCCACGAGAAAAAGTTACCAATCGAGATTTTCGCTTTCCCTATCACCTTGCAAGCTTACAACCGCAAGATGATTACCATTTATGACGAGCGTCCGTACCGTCATGAAAAGTCTGATGTGATCACCAACCCAAATGAGTTGACGATCATGCGTTTGGCTGCCTTCTTACAGCAAGACGTGGTAATGAACAACCTTACTCCGCTGAAGCAAGCCCGTAACGTGGCTACTAAAGCTTTTGCTGGGGCATTGGGTAACCTGATTATCAACCGGGGCAACTTGGGGGTAACCAGTTCGATTGGCCGTAACCCAATGGGTAGTAACGAGGCCATGACTCTGAAAATCCTGCTGGCGCATTACTTCATCGGTCTGGAAGAACCTGTTAACTCCGATCTGGAATTGGTGACTATCAACGTTACCCGGTCTATCTTCGGGGCTGACAAAGGTTTTGTACTGGGTGTTATCGAGAACGTCGGTCGTTTACCTACCCTGGTAGAGCTCCATGAGGCGATCATTGAAAACCCGGTACTGTACAAACTGAAAACTGTAACGTTCCGTGACTTCCTGCACTTGGTATCCACTTACACGTTTGCAGCGTTGGGTAAACACGTAGTAGGAGCTGCTACTGAAGCACCTTGCCTGTTCACTGCATTCGTTTATGGGGCCGTTGCTTTTAAAGCATACGACAAAACCCCGTTGGGCCTGGACCTGGATCCAAAGTACAACAAAGACACGCTCGCTACGTTTAAACTCAATCTGGATTACGCTTACGACTTACATGGGTGATATATGGCCGATAGATCTCCCGCAGACGACACTCCATTAGTGTTGCATGCCCAGCAACAAATCTGGGGTAACCCGGAAGAGAACAACCAGTACCAATGCAAATTGGTGCGGGCTACTCCTAATGACGGTGTGGTCCACAACTTTAACTTGATGGGCCGGTGGCGTACACTGCCTCGTCAAAACCATACGTTCCACATTTTCAGTGCTGCTGGTTTGGTACCTGGTTATTGGAACTTCCGTAACAACCTGCTGAACCGTAACCCGTTGGATCGCTGGATCAACATCGGGCGGCTGTGTCGTAAGCGTGGGGTACAGATCGACCTGTACAACGCCAAGGGTTTCCAGTACAGCCGTAGCCACGCTTGGATCATGCACACCTACGACGGGCTGGTGTTGTTTGCGTTTGAGAAATTCAAACAATACCCAATGCCTTACGCAGCAGACATGTGGTTCCGTTGCTACACCCCTAGCTCCCCTGTGGAGAAATGGGAGAACTCGGACGACACGCACAACCCATTTGTTTACGAGTCGATGACATACGCCAGCCAGCAAGAACTGGCTACGTTCGTCAGCATGTACAACAAGTGGAAAGCCAAACCTGGTTATACCGGGGTGTTCCACAACGGGGCTTTCTACAAGGGTAACTTGTCGGCTATCCCTGGATTGCAGATCGGGGACATTGTCGAGTTCTGGCACGACCCGACCGTACTGCGGGTAGAGACCTACTCGTACAGTAGCTTGCAGAACTTCTATTCCGATTTGGACCAGAAGCGCAAGGTGATCATCCACCCACCAAAGGTTAAGGGTGATTTCACTATTCGTTATTTCGACGATAACGACTACTACCTGACTGGTAAGAACAACCGCGGTCTGTTACTGCCCCGTAACGACGTCAGTGCGGTACGCCAGTTGACTCACTGTGACGTGGCTATTGCAGGTGAGTTCATTGACAATGCTGCTGGGTATCATCCGGATCTGGCAACAGTAGGCAACATCCAGATCACCGTACTGGTACGGAAGTCCGACTGGATCTACCAATGGCCTCACGAACATCATCGCATCCGTTACCTTTACCGGTTCAGTGACGCTAACATCTTGCGTGCCATGACTGGTGCACGGGCTACCGTACCTGAGTGGACCGCCAATGGTTTGGAGAAAGGGGCTACCATGTCCTTTACCCGTAGCCAGTGGCGGAACATTAGCAAAGCTAGTGCCATTGCCGGTATTGGTTACAACGCTGCTACCAGGGTACTCAGTGAGACTCCGTTGGCCGCTACGTATGCTCCAGGTGAGCGCGGGGTAGAAGTACCCTTCACTTATCGTGCACGGTTCACTGCATGGGAACACGACGTAAACGGTAAACTGATTGCTTTCTACAATCAGCAGAACCTCCAGTTCTACAGCCCTAAAAACGCCGCATGCAAAATGGTAGAGTTCACCCTGGGTGAAGCCGGGCGTACGGTAGACGTACAAATCGTTAACGTAGACACTGCGGTTGACGCTAACTATGATCTCCGGGTCTACGTGGTTAATTGGAACATTATCACCGGTAAGCCTTCTGGTGATTGGAAAGATGTTACCGACGATACCAAGATTTACAAAATCCAGAATGGTATGGTTTCCTGGGTAGGCTTGGACCGGGTTAACCAACGTGGTGTGCTGGTCACTAACAAGAAGTGCCTGGCTTACACATTCCAACTGGAACACATCGATCACAGCTTGGCATTCGCCCTTACTGAGATCTACACTGGTGGTGGTCAGATTTTCCCGTACAGTTTTGCCGAAGTGGATCTTTGGTTAAACGGTCATCCTTTGATCGAGAACGTCGATTGGGTGTGGGGAAACAACCAGTACTGCTACATCAACAACAAGGAGTTCATTGTTGATGGCCCGCAAACGATCACTGTACGAGCGCATGGTTTCCACGATAATCTGGTTAGACCTAACGCTGACACCGAGCTTGGGTTCGTGGACGGCGGGGTTATTGGCCGCTTTAGTCGTTACAACCTGCGTGGGGATCGAGTTACTCGTACGGTTATTAATGGCGCGTTATACCTTAGTGATTTGGTCCCTCGCGCTGAGCGGTTGGTACCTGACGACCAGTGGTCCATCCTTAACGGTCGCCCCTACTGTGTCAAGCACATCTATTGCCCAATCGGCAAGGTGGAGGACTACAAGTCTTATCCCCGGCGTAAGCTTAGTCGTGAAGTAGACCAGCGGGTAAGTGATTACCTGACCAAGTGGTTGCCGAAGCCTAAGACGGCGGCGGAAGAAATCCACTACGAGAAAGGTGACACTCCGGCGGGGGGTACTGTAGGTGCTCCAGTAGTACCTAACCTCCAGGATAAATACCGCTTGTACAGTCCGTTCATGAACGTGGTTACCAACGCTATCCTTAACCGGTTGCTGACAGTGCCTAAGTTCACTAACGGGATGACTACGTTCAGTGACCAGGAAGTGCGGGATCTGGTACAACCATACTTGTGGTGGTTGACTTACGACCCAATTATCTTGGATTACGATCGTCGGTATTTTGAGATCCAACCGTATGCGAATACAACGGTTCCTCTGGTTAACCCAACAGAGTTCGTGTTCATTCGTAAGGTAAACGAACTGTTCTTAAACTCCGTGTGCAAAATTGAAGGGAGCTACACGGTTAACTCCAGTGTGCGCCCCTAGGACATAGGTGAAAAATGGCAGGGTTATTTGATAGCACCCCCAATGCGGTAGTCAGTGGTGCGATTGCAGGCACCAGTGCCGATCCGCGTAACAGCAACGCGTTGATGTTCGTGTTGTATATCGAGGACATGTTCGATCCAGACATCCACCCACTGTCTGAACTCGAGCGTTATGTAGTACCTCGGGAAAACCAGTTGGTAGTGGACGTTCCCAACAAAGCCTGGTATCGGGTAAAGCGTGTCGACTACGAAGGTACGTTGAAAGCTGAACTCGAAGCCTGGTTCGCCATCAACTCGGATGAGGAAGCTACGGTCGAACAAGACTGGATCTTCGGTATCCGTGGTGGACCGATGATTGGTGAAGCTCTGTTGGCTGTAGACTTCAGTGTACGGCCTAACGTAGCGCGCGTAGATGCGACCATCATGCGTCCTGGTGCGAACTACGCTTTGCTGTACTTGGGTAATGCTCCTAACGAGGGCAAGATTATCTCGGCTGTGTACGACCAGGGTCTGGTAATGCAGACCAACAAGATCCCTACCCCACTGGCAGAGATCGTGGATCGTACTAACCTGGAGATCAAAACCACTGGTCCATTCAGTGTAACGGAGAACGAAGAAGCACTGCCTAACGGCAAGCAATGCTTCCTGGCGTTCTACGACGTCGACGGTAACTTCATCCCGCCTGGGCAGTTGGTGCGGGTACAACACTCCGCGTACATGAAAGATCACCGGGTTGGTATCAAGTACATCGACTCGATTCGTCTGCTTACACCATGGTTCAGCAACGCCAACAACCCTGATAAGGTTATGGTGCCGATCAACGTCAACTTGCTATCCTTGGAGTTGCGTGCGGAAGTACTGTACAGCGACGGTAGCAGCTCTGGTCCGTTGGCAGTCAACGGTACCAAGTTCTCTATCGAGGGCTTGCAGGAACACCGCCCTAGCTACCCAGGTCAGACTTCGCAAGTGGTACTGGTGTACAAGCTGGCGGCTAACGAGCAGTTCTACGTTGCCCGTCCCGGTAACCCTGAATTCGAGCGGGCTATCTACACGTTCGAAGCAGCGGCCAAGGAAGGTGCGTACAGCCCACGTCTGTTCACCTACCCACAGTGGGATTCGACGATCAACGGTTACCGTCTGCAGCACTTCCTGTATGACCTCGACCGTAAGACCTTTGTTGACGTGTCGGCAAAAGTCAAGATCAACAGTCAGTCCCCGGCATGGCGTCCGTCTACTTACGGCGTAGCACAGTCGATGATTTTCAACATCAACCTGCGTGATGTGTCGATTGATTACGAATCCGTAACGTTCATTCAGTATACCGAGATCACCTTGTTGCGCGATCTCAATACGGCTGGTCGTAAGTTCGAGGTTAGCTTCGTCTTCGACAAACCGACCTACCAGGGTGCTGAACTGAAAATCAAAGTCAACGATGGTGCCAACACCAAAGTTAGCTTGACCAACGCCATGGCTTCGCAGTCTGCTTGGCTGAACCTGCTGTACTGGGGTATCTACCCAAGCTTCGACTCGTTCAACGAAGACAAGGCACCTACACCTACCCACTTCTACTTGATGCACGAAGACGGGCGTAAGTGGATGTACCCACTGTCTGACTGGAACAAGGACTTGGCACTACCGATCTCGGTACAGACTGGCAAGACCTGGTTCGTGGTGTGGGTCAAACGGGATTCAGCTGGTAACGAAATCCAATTGGCTAACACTGGTGTCAGCGTCACTGCGTAAATACTACGTGATTACTAACCTACCGGCGTAAGCCGGTAGGTTAGCTCCTTTAAACCGCTTGGGGGATTTATAGTGTCTTCTGATTATTCCAAGCTCCTCGAGTCAGCTAAGAAGCTGCAGGAATACCTGGGTGCTCACACATTACCTAAGGAACTGATCGACGATCAGGCCAAACGGATCGACAGCCACTCACGTACTGATGATGAGACCTTAATGGCTCATTTCAACGAGGACAGTCTGCACAGTATTAAGACGGTGAGGTTCCTCAAGGACTTTCCTCGTTACGGTGCAATCCCTGACAACAAGACTAAGAACCATAGTTTCCTGCGTACTGCCGAGATTTTCAAACGGCAAGGTATCAAGAACTATTTCTTCTGTCTGCAATTGAACAACCCAATGTTGCGTGGTGTGGACCCTTATGCCGAGGATCTCACTAACGAACAACGTCAGTGGATCATGGAGGAGTGCCGGGCTAACTTCTGGTATTTCCTACGTGAAGTCTGTAAGGTACGGGCGGATCGTTATTTCCAGGCTAACCGGGGTAACATCAGTTTTATCTGGAACTACCTGAACCACATTACTAGTTACATGATCATGCCCCGTCAGCAGGGCAAGTACCAACCGAATACCAAGAAAGTCCGTAAGAAGCGTAAAGAAAATGCTTACGGTCGTCCGCAAGACCATTGGGTTAATATCGGTGACCTGCGGGTTGGTGATGAGATCATTGACCGCTATGGTAACGAGACCACGGTCATTGGTGTACACCCACAAGGTAAGAAACGTACCTACTTGGTTACCTGCTCGGATGGACGTACCACGGAAGCTGGGGCAGAACACCTGTGGTCGGTTGGCGACCATAACCGTAAGGTCAACGTAGACCCTATCTGGGATGAGTACACCACGTCCCAGATTAAACGACGTATCAATAAAGGTATCAAGATTGAACTACCGCTGATCGAGCCTGAAGAAGGACCACCCAAAAAGAAACGTATGATCCGTCCTTATGTGATGGGTCTGCTGTTTGCTGCGCCTAACGATGGTAAGTTAATCCATCTGGGTAAGATCAGTCAGAAAGCTACTTGGTACCTGAGCAACAAGTTGCCTAAACACCTGAAACTGGTGATCCAAGGTGACAGTGCCTACCTGCGCATGTCCAATGATAACGACCTGAGCATCACTCACGCACAGGGTCTGCCACAGGACTACCTGGAAGGCTGTATAGAGGACCGCAGTGACGTGTTACACGCGTTTCTGGATCTAGCCCACCCTACCCCAAAGGGTTTGCTGTATAAGACCTCTAACCGGGTAATCGTAAATCAACTCCAATATCTGGCACGGGGACTCGGTGGTACTGCTACCGCCACTGATGAAGGTGTGGTAATCACTCTGCCAGAAGGTTGCAAGTACTACAAGTTCAACGAGGCTGAAGAACCTAACGTACCCAACCAGCTTTTCATCACCAAGATTGAATTTAGTGGTGATCAAGAGTGTACCTGCATTGAGGTGGATAACGAACAGCACCTGTATATCACCGATGACTTTATCGTCACCCACAACACGGTGTCGGTCCAGGTCATTAACTTCTGGTTAACGTATATCAACGGTCGTGGCTACAAGACCCATGTGATTACGCTGAAGTCGGATAACCGTGCGCAGTTCATTGACGCAGTTAAACGGATGCGGAGTTGTATTCCGAACTACCTGGTTAACTCGACGTACAAGGACAAAGACGCAGGTACCTACTTAACTTACCGGGCGTTTGGTGAGGACAAGGTAAACGTACTAACGATTAACGTTCCACAGATCGGCCAGGATGCCGCGGGTGACGTTGGTCGTGGTTTAACGGTAGGCACCACGTTCCTCGATGAACCAGGGTATATCTCCTGGATTGAGGCGATCATCAACGGCGCGATGCCATCTGCACTTACTGAGATGGAACTGTGTCGGGAGAACGGCCAGCCATACGGTATTGGATATATCACTACTCCGAACACGACCCTGCATCCAAGTGGTGCATTCATGTTCGAGAAGTTAATGTCTGCTACCGAGTGGCGTGAGAAGTTCTTTGACTCGTACAGTGAGTCCCACCTCAAAGACCGCTTGATTCGTGCTAGCCCAACTAAGACTACCGCACCGTCGGTGTCCATGGTTTACAACTACATGCAGTTGGGTAAAAACAAAGACTGGGTCAAACGGACAATCGACGAGCTCAACCTCAGTCTTGCTAAGGCCAAGATCGACTTGTTGTTAATGTGGGTGGAGGACGGTGAGAACCGGCTGTTCGATGACTTGACTCGTGAAGCCATCAACAACGTTAAGCGGGAGAAACTCTGGAGTAAGGAATACCGTGACAGTGGTCTGTTCGTAGACTTCTTTGTTACGCAAGAGCAGTTGATGGAAATGTCCAAGAAGGAACACAACGACCACTTCATCATTGGGGTGGATACGTCGTCGGCCATCAACAAGGACGCCTGTACACTGATTATCCGCTCGATGAAGACCGGCAAGGTCGTTGGGGTAGGTCGTTACCCACTGGCTATGCTGGACGACGTTACAGCGATTATCGTGGACATGCTGCAAGTGTTGCAGAACAGTGTGCTGGTAATCGAGCGTAACTATGCTCACCACATGATCGACAGCTTACTTATCCTGCTGCCGTCCAAAGGGATGGACCCATTCCAGCGGATATTCAACCAGGTCTACCACGAACCCGCATTGCACTCCAAGGAACTGGAAGCAGTGCAGAACACCAAGTTCTCGTACCGGGACAAAAACTTCTACCTGAAATACAAACACTTGTTCGGCTTCAACACTTCGGCGTCGTCGCGTAAGGTGCTGTATGGTTTGATTCAGGAAGCAGTTGCTGTAACGGGGTATGGCATTGCTTACGACAAACTGGCTGATGAGTTGATCAACCTGCGGACTAAGGGCGATCGCATTGACCACGACTCTAAGCAACACGATGACTTGGTAATTGCTTGGTTGCTGACGTACTGGTTCATCAAGTTGGGTGGTAACAAACCGTACTACGGGATCATGCCTGCACTGGCTCTTACTGACACGCAAAACCTACTGGACGTAGGTAAGCAGAAAGAAGAGACCAAGATGGACCCGAGTATTGTGGCGTTCTTTGACAACATTAGGTTGAAAATCAACGGGCTTACTGAAGAACTGCTGAAAACCAATGACAACATCCTGGCATTGCGTCTGGAAGCTGAGATCCGTAAGTTAACTAAGTTGCTCCCAGCAGAAACCGCGAAGCTGCTTACTGTCGACAGCCTGCTTGAAGGGGCCAAGATCGAACGCGCTAAACGGATGCTTGAACGTAAACTTGCAGCATAAGGGCTATACCCTCCTGGCCTTGACGGCCAGGAGGGTATATGATCGCTTACTTAAAGTTCTTGACCAGATGGGCTTGCATGGCACCCAGGTCGCGACCGATGAACGCTGGGGTGAGCACTACGTTATTCGACAAGTCGTCGAAGTTGGTATGCGCGATCATTGGGCTGGAGAAATAACGCGCACTGGCATCGAGCTCTGGGCTGCCGTGCGGGTCGAAACCTTCCACTGGCTTCGGTGCTACAAAGCGCACTTCTTCGGTGCCTTTCGAGTGGGTCAACTCCGCTACACCCAGGATGTGGGTTTCGTTGTAGCGTTCGATTTTAGCGTTGGCGATGGTCATGGTCTTACCTTAGTCGTAGAGGTCTTTGGAAAGGATTCGGATAACGATGTACAGACTGAGTCCAGCACGCAAGGATTGTACCGCCATCGGGGTTTTGATACCCGTCAGTTTACGGACGACTTCTTCCCCTTCCTGGCGTACCACCTTAACGGTGTTGTTGTTGGACTTGGGTGCCCCATATGCACCACGCAGTCTAACAAGGACTTCCGACACGTTGGTCTTCTTGATGCCGTTCGAGTGCAGGTATTCCCACATGTGTTCGATTACGGCATCGACAAACACCTTAGCATGTTTGTCTTTGGGGTTCTTGTAGGCCCCAGGTAACTGCTGTACCAAGTAAGCGAGTTTCTCGGTATTGGGGTGCTCCAAAACGGAGGAGGCATAGTTAACCAGCTCGGGCTTGTAAAACGACGTTTCCTCTGTGAGGATCCGGTCAATATACAAGTTGTTCTGGGTAACTTCCTTGGACACCGACTTGATGGTAATCTCGTCCTGGAGGTTTACCTTTGCTCCTTCAATGGAGACGATGTTGGTCTTGTTCTTTACTTCGTGGAATACCTTGTTGATATCGTTGATTACCCGGCGGAACCGGTTTTGGATATCCCCGACCATGTAGACGATCTTTTTATCGTCGTCCATTTTGGTGAACGCATCGAAGTGGATGCCAGTCTTGGGATCCAGGATGAAGTTCGCTCGGGCTTCAATCAGTGCACGCCAGCTACCGTACTGCTTGATGTCGTATTTCTTCGACAAGCGATTGTAGGTTTCCAGGACCACTTCCTTACGTGCTTGGTAAGGGTAGTCGTTGTGAATGATGCTGGTGAAGCACTTGTAGTGATACATGCAGACGATATCCACCATTGCTTGGTGTTTCGTCTTGGGGTCTAGCTTGGAGTGGTACGTGCGGTACAGCAGATAAGGGATGGTCATGTTGAACACATCCCCTACTACGTTCCACTCTTTCTGAATGGACTTGACTTCGTGCAGGTTCTCTTTGAGTTCTTCTTCGTCGACGTCGAAGATCTCGCTGAACCATAAGTTACGGTCCCCAGTGGTAAAGGTAATTTTCTGGAGTCCCAGGTAAGGGCTACCGAAGAAGTCCAGATAGTTGACCATGCCCACTGTACGGGTGGTGAAACCATAAACATAGCGTCGCAGTGACATAGCCCATTGTGGGGTGATGTCTAGGTACTCACCAAACTTGTTACACACGGCCAGGATGGCTTGGTCACTCTTGTAGTTAATATCACTAAAGAGTTCCTCCATCCCAGCAATACAACCGATACCGTGTTCCGATAGCGGCTCGAACCAACTGAAGGGGACAAAAGCTGTCATAGGGTTACCTTACATTCGTCTAGGGATCGCCGACTTGATAGTCTCGTGTACAGTCAGACGATCACTCCAAGCCATGGCATTGGTCCAAGTGGTCTTGACCATTTCCTTATAGTCATCCCATGCCGAGCGATAGTTAGCGATATCGTCTTTGATATCGTCCAGGGCGACCCCTGCGCGCTTTACAGCGTCACTGGTAGGTCTACGGCAGGTACGGTAAATATAAGCCTTCACAGCGAGCTCTACGAGGTCTGCAAACAGCTCGTGGTGCCGTGAGCTGATACTGGACAACCCTTCATCGTACTCCAAGGTCATTTTGGCTGACATGGAGAACGTACCGGAGTTCATACCAAAGATCACGAAACTGTTGTTACCAGTCATGTGGATGTTGGTAAAGGTAACCGGGAACATACGACTAGGGGTAATCGAGTCCAACAGCGACTGCGTCATGTCACTGATAGCACCCTGGCCACACAGTGCGTTATCGTTGATACCGATACCCAGCATACCAGAAGCAGAGGTCATGGAACCCAAGTAGACTTCAGCCACACTAATGATCTTCCGACCACCGGTGATAATGTCTGGCACGTTGACCTCAATACAACCATTACCTAAATCACGGATACGGCTGCTAGAGATATCGATGTACTCAGTCTTACCACCCCGTGCATTACAGGCTGGCAATACCGTACGGTGGATTACTTTCTCCAGTACCCCTTGGTCTATCGTAGTGGCATTAACAGTGTTGTACCAGTTACCTGACCAGTTGGTATTTGGATTTTGCTCAAAGGCTAGCTTGAGCAAATACTCATCGATGTCACTTCCGTGTAATCGATTGATTGCATATTGAACCGCGTTCATGTCTGTTTACCTCTAAGTAGGTCTATAGCATCTCTTAATTTTTATCTGGTTTGTATGTTATGTTAATTGCCACTTTCTCATTTCAGATTTTTGAAGGAGGGGTGGTAAGGTTATGAACGTAGTGAAGTGAGCCTTCGGCGAACGGAACGGAGTGAATAGCCTTACCGGGGAGGATGCTTAGGCCGAGGAATCTACGTTAGTAGATGACGAGACTCATAGCCTTTATGCTTTAGCATAGATGACTAGTAAAGGGGGCGCAGCCCCCTTTACTATATTACTAAATTTAAATAGACATAGAATGTGTCAAAAATTAGAAAAATATATATTAATTATTATACTTCTATCTTCCTTAGGGAGGGTAGGGTAAGGGTTATATTTGCATTACCTAAGAAATACTTAAACCTACATTACCAGTATGAGTAACACCGGATTATTTATTTGCTAGAGTGTTATGTTATTGCTTACTACTGGTTAGTTAGGCAGACGATCATTATTTGGTACCTAAGGGGTTTATAGTAAATGACTACTATCGCAGTTAGCGACGGAATGATGGCAAGTGATGGTCAGGCTACTAAAGGCTGGATGGCCATGCCAGGTAACTTCAAGAAGATCCACAAGCCAGACGCAGCTACCGAGTACTGGGAAGCAGCTGGCGTACGCATCATCGCATTCGGCGTGTGTGGCCAGGCACATGCCATCGAGTACATCAAGGAGTACCTGCGTAAGGGTATCGACTACCGTACACGGGTAACGCACGACGAGGAACTGGACTTCGAGGCGATCCTCATTACTGAGCGCCACGAGGTACTGGCCTGGAGCATCTACGCCAACAAAGAGAAGCGTGGTGAAGAGCAGTTCCTGCTGCCGGTAAACGTTCCATACTCCAGCGGTAGCGGTAGCCGTTTTGCACTGGCTGCTATGTGCGTGGGGCAGAATGCGGCTAAGGCGGTTAAAACTGCCTGTAAGCTGGATGTGATGTCCGGTGGTGACGTGGACGTATTCGTGTTCCCGCCAGTACCAGAAGTGAAATCGGTACGGCCTGCCCACCTGGTGATCAAAGATCCGAAGGACGCCAAGGATGAAGCGGTTAAGCCGGAGACTACTCCTGGTGAAGCTTCCACCCATCCGAAGCCAGAAGTCGAAGACCCGATCGTAGTAGAAGCCGTTTAATGGTACCCCTACCTAGCTATAAGCTAGGTAGGGTTTATACACGCATTTTAATAATTGGAGTAAGTATGAGTCAGTTGGCAATGTTGGTAATCGTTAAGAACAGCAAAGGCGTTGTGAAAAACGTACTGACGGTTAAAGTTGGCGAGCGTATTGAATTCGGTCGGTACACCAATTCCGATCCACATGTACGTATCCCTTCAGTTAATGGATCTAGTAACAGCATTACCGCCTACGGCTTTGATGGGGAAGTGGAGATCTGTAATGCAAACGGTGAAGTAATCCAAACTGTCACGGCCTATAGTGTAGAGGGCGCGTCATGAGTCTTATCGTAACGTTGTTTACTAGCTATGGTTCAGTAGGTACTGTCCTCCAAGTGGGTAGTCAAGAGGTCATGAAGTTTGGCCGAGGTCATGCTACCTTGACTATCCAGAAAGGGGTTGTTGAAATAGACGGGGTGTTGGAGGAAAATACCGCCGTTTACCAACTGCGTGGTGACGTAGAGATCAAGTCTCACACAGGTGCCTTGATCCAGTTAGTGAAACTTTCCGATCTGGTGTACCCTCCCACTCCCACCGCACCAGGAAGCAAAGAGTTCTGGATGGAGCTGTTGGAAAAACGACTGACTGTCTCTACAAATGGCATCTGGAAAGTAAGAACCCGCGCCACCCTCTACTGCGGAAACCCTATTTCGGTATTTATCCCCAAGCCGCACATGGGTGAAGAAAGTCCAATAGTGCTCCTAGGATCCGATCAGGCTTTCTACGCATCGTGCCATGACCACGAAATCTTTATCGACCCATCCACTCCGGAGTTAGCTTACTCATTTATCGGGGTGAACAGAAAGACTCGCGAACCAGTAGCAACTAATTTCGGTTTTACATTTAACTTGTCTGAAGAAGAAGCTAAGAAATTGATAGGGGAGCCCGCGTAATGATTAAACCAGTAACTATTATCAAGGTAATGCACTCGGATAAAGTCGGGTTCCATTTGATCCCTGTGCTACATGCTGGTCGTGTGACTGTATTTGCTGCGACCAAGTCTAATACCCCATTGGTGGTAGTCGAGGGTTTTGGTGACTTCCGTTCTGAAGTCATTCCGGTAACTGGTGACGTCACCATCATGAATCCTGACGGGTTGGTGTTAAGTGAAGTAAGCTATGAAAAGCTTATGGCTCCGGTGCGTATTGAAGAACAGACCGAAGCAGTATTACAACCTATCCGGGAAGCAATGAGTGGCGACCGCCCCATTGACTGGGAAGAGTTGAATAAGCGTAGTGAGATACCTAAGCAGTTCCCTCCATTGAATCCAGGTGGGAGTGTCCAGGGGAGTGATCCAGCTACCGTTTGGAATAGTGCTAAAGATTTACGTGCAGCTTCACCGACTCTTTACTTGGGTCTTGGTAAATTGCAATTCCTCCCTAGCAACAGCCTTGATCAGTTGAACGAATTGATTAGCGCAGATCATGTTGATCCATTTACCCAAATGTTCCAGTGGATGATAGATTTGCCACCTAATGGACCATGGATTTTGTATGTAAATCCTCATTTTGACAAAACGTTAGGTATCATGGAGTGTGCATCTCAGCCGCATATCGTAGTTACTGAACTAGGGTGCCGTACAGTCGATACACTTTCGGCCAAAGAAAAAGAGTCCCATGGGCTTGAGTATATTCCAGACAAAGGCTGGAGAGTCGACAGCCTTCTTAACAAACAAGCCTTTACCGTCAATTTGGATAATGAAGTTTTTGATATCCGACCGGTTACCTTTAGTTAATTTACACCGAGCAAAACAATACTAAGGTCAGGGGCGGCTCTGACCTTAGGCAACATAGCACGTACGCAATACCAGTAAGACAAACCACTAACTAATACGAGTAGTTTACATGAACCTCATTATCAAAATGATGGACCGCGACAACAAGAGTTTCCGCATGCTGGTTGTAGAAGAACCGGTTGACATCAAAGTCAACTTAGGTACCCCACCAAATGGAAACCACGGGCTGGTAATCCAACATGCACTGCCAGGTAAGAATCGGTCTTATCCGATCACTGGCAACGTTTACATCATGAACGCATCCGGGGACACTATCTCCAAGATCACGGAGAAAGACCTCGAGTACCCTGGTATGGGTGGTCTCTACAAAGAGTCCCTCACTGACGACCCAGGTGCGGTAGATTTTGATCTGCCCGCATTGCTGAACGGCGCTGATCCAGTTCGCATCGCGGCAATGGCACGTGAGATTATGTTCAGTGCTAACCCTAACCTGCGCGAAGCATTGGCTAAAGCAGGCCTGGCCCCAGGTGGCGTGGCTGAGTCAGAAGAAGAGTACGACTCCGGTACCATCCTGGCTAATTTCCATGGTAACGTTGGTGCGTACCTGGACGGTAGCTTCTTCGACGCTTACTCGTTAACCGCCAAACGTATTCAGCAATACAACGTTTACGCCACAAAGGAAATGATCAAAGAGCTTCGCGAAGGTGGGCTGATACCAGAAAGCAAACTGGCGATGTTGGAAGCTAACTATGTTAAGGCTAATGCTAAGCCTGCAAGGGACCCAGGACCAGAAGAAGATATCCCTAGCGTCAAACGCCCTTTTGTACTGGATGACCCGGATCAGCTCAAGTACTATAACACAGTTTTCGGCAATTTCAGCAAAACTACCAAAAACCTTATTCGTGAAGAGATCACCAAAACTGGTAATCGCTACCCAGGTAAAGTAATCATCCTGTCGCATCGCAAGTGGCTTATCAACGGCCTGTCGACGTTGGTTGTTTTGGTAGATGATAATTTCATTGCTGAGTTCAGTGAGCACGCCAACCCCGTCTATGTTGAAAACGTTAGTTCAGCTATCACACAAGAACACCTTACAGCAATGATCTCTGCTGAGTCTAGCGATCAGTGTGAAATGCAGTACTACGGCATCGGCTATAACGGCACCGGTCTCTACTACCTGGGCAACACTTTCAAAGAAGCCAATAAATACATCGTTGAGTCCAAAGGTGATTTGATCATAAGAGCTGGTGAGGCCCCAGTAAACGGCATGCAGTCTGCCACTGGTAGTCCGATTGGTTAATTTGTTACTGCAATAATCCATTATATACAACAGGTGTGATTGTTAACGCCTAAACCGAATTCTCCCATTGAGGAGATCAGCCGGAACCTTAAGGTGGAGCCGGTGGTTGTATGATGCAACGAATCGCGATGACAAGCTTTTCTGAGCAGAACCTATGAGTGGAACGTCAAACCCACTAAGTCACCCAAACTTTCCTACTGGGCTTCTTCTGTGCTGACCGCCCTGGGATTTCGATCTGGCCGGCAGCATGGTTGTGAGCAGAGAGTTTGATGAGGCGGGCCTTTACGGCGGTAAAAGGGTTAACACTATTACCGAGGTCTAGGTGACAGAGGGATTGTGAAGGATGTCGCAATCTGGAGCAGTTCCTCTTATCTTTTTACTACACATGGTTATGATATGTAACGGTGTGTTCTGCGAGTGTGGTGGAATTGGTATACACAACAGACTTAAAATCTGTCGGCTTCTGGCCATACGGGTTCGATGCCCGTCTCTCGCACCATATTTGGATAAACCCGGGTCGCGGTTAACTCTCTAGCCTAACGGCCGTCAGGGTTGGCTAGACTTAGGGAAGAAAAGCCTCAAGACGGAGGGCGATCCAGAATGCGTCGTATACTTACGGCGTAAGACCAGGGCTCTACCCTGGGATCCGTCCCGATTTCCTATGTTATACAAAGTTAACAGAGAGTTGTCCGAGTGGTTTAAGGAGTCTGGAGGATTGTGGGCGTACCCTAGGGCGGCCTTACATGAAACCGGATGTGCTCAGGGTGTCGGCCAACGACACTTATGGGCCCACACGTTCGAATCGTGTACTCTCTACCAAATGTGTGTCCCTCAGCAAAGGTGGTGCGCTGTGGGCGGCGAAGGGCGCTGAGGAACACACACCTAGTCCGGCAACAAGGTTCGTCACGGTACCTTGTTGCTGGCATTTAGCCGACGGTCAGGTTGGCTCGCAGGGCGGCTTTGCATTGCGCAAGCAGCCCACACAAGAAGTCCTAGGGGGACTCTTTCCCGTGCTAGCGCGCTGAGCGCTTTGCTGTGATCCGTGGCAACGGGAATGTAAGTACATGACGCGCTTGCGGAATGCGAATAGCGCGGGTGTGGCGAACGGATACTTTATTCAAGAGTTTGTTTGATCTGGTGGAAAGACGGTAGGGTACAGCCGGGCTACACTAAAAGGAGCCGCCCAGTAGTCCATACGGTGCATGGGTCCAAGTCGGGGGATAAAACGAGCCTCCCTTCCCCCTTACCAGGTCGAACAACATATTAACCTACAAAGGACCATTGATCAAGGAACCCTGGTAGGTAAAGAAAGCACTCGGCGCCCGGACGGTCGGGCCCCCTTGAGCCGCAAGCTCATGAGTAAGTGCGGTAAAAGCCCGAATGGACCGTCAATATTTCTTCCACGTTAGCTCAGTCGGTAGAGCAGCAGACTGTTAATCTGTTGGTCCCTGGTTCGAATCCAGGACGTGGAGCCAAATCAAAGGTGTTCTCCCAAGGTCCACTTTGAGAAAGCCGTTACAGGTCTGGAGGCCGGCCTGTTACTCACGACGTACGGTAAAAGCCCGTAGACCACCCCAGTTACAGAGGTATAGCCAAGCCCGGTAAGGCAACAGGTTTTGATCCTGTCATGCGATGGTTCGAATCCATCTACCTCTTCCAAACATGGACCTAGCGGCCGTGTAGACTAAGCTTGCCCTCGCTTGCCTAGTCAGAGTGATGTACCCGTTGTCAGGTTTGCTGGCCGGTGTGCCTCTCAATTGGTACGTCACTCTTCCTTTGTATCTTCGACCCATGCTGTAGCCCCTGCCCCTGCCAAAGGTTAGGAGGTCCTAAGGCAACAACCAGTAATCGTCTGCCTAGTTATTCGCTGGTTGGGTTGTGCTGTTGAGGCAACCAAAGAAAACCTCCCCCTGCTCAATGCCCTGATCCTAGCCGACACTGTCGCCTGGTCTAGGGGTATTGGGTGGGGTTATACTTTATTTTTTGTAACTGCACTTTATATTGTATTGCTCAATCACATACCTGGTCGTTGTAGGGTTCGACCTAGTTAGTTGATAGCATCCCAGTGTAGTTAAGCTTAGCCTACCAGTCCTTGCCCATGTGGTTTAGGTACTGGTAGGTAATGCTTTTCTTTTTTGCATTTATACTGGATAACCTTTTTATGTAGGGTAATAAATTTACAAGCCTATATTACCTACGTGTATGGATCTACAGATCTTTTACATAAATGATTTCGCAATACACTTCCACTTGGTAAAGAGAGTAATTTATGTCGACTAAACCAGAGCTGAACATCATCGTCTGCGGCGGCGCCGGTATCAACATCGCTAAGCTGTTGAAAGCCAGCACCTACTCGGACAAGGTGGCCAAGGCAACTTACCTGGCACTCGACGCCTCCGGTAACAACCGCCTGCCAGAAGAACTGGGCATCCCGCTGGAACGCGTCCCACTGAGCGGTGATCCGAAGAAGCTCGCCAACGGTTCCGGTAAGGTCAAAGCTACCAACTACGCCGAGGCTGTACCGTTCGTTGACCGCACCATGAACAAGTACACCCCAGGCGTGTTCAACATCGTTGCCTGCTCCGGCGCTGGTGGTTCTGGTGCCCTGCTGGCTACCCTGGTGATCCGCTGGCTGAAACAGAACGGCCACTCGGCAGTACTGGCGATCATCACCGACCACACCTCCCAGGTCGAAATGGAAAACTCCATCAAGACTCTGCAGTCGATGGCGATTCAAACCCAACCGAACCAGCTCAACGCTCCGATCAACTACATGGAGTTCCGCAACGAGCCAGGTAAGACCCGCGGCCAAGTCGACCGCGACGTCGTTCAGAAGATCTCGCTGTTCTCGCTGTTCGCCAACGGTGACAACGAAGAGCAAGACTTCCAAGACCTGCTCAACGTGCTGGACTACTCCAAGCACTACGGCGTTCCACCAGCACTGTCGCGCATCAGCTTCTACGACAACCCGGAAAACTACAAGGGCCCAATCCCGGTAGCTACCGTCAGCCTGTTCGACAAGTCCGAGAACATCACTGCTGCTTTCTCCGGCACTGTGATCCGTTCCACCGGCATCTTCGGCAAGGGCATCCAAACCCCAGCCGACACCACCCAGCTGCACATGCTGCTGGACCACGGTGAATCCGTAGCCGACCTGGAGCAACAACTGGAAAAACTGACCAAGGTCAAGTCCACCAACCAGGGCGTCTACGTACAACAGAAAGACATGTCCGTCGGTGCTGATTCCAACGGCGTCTTGCTGTAAGCTATGATGTAACCTAAGGGTAGGAGCTAATGCTCCTACCCTTAGGGTTATAGTTGTTTTTAACTGGTTGACCATATATATGCGATACTATGTTTAACGAGAGGGGTCGTAAAGGTGTCTAGAAGCTTCTCTATTAACCTTGAACGGTTTACCCTTGGCCGTCCTATCGGCGACGGCAAAAAGCTCTTAGAACGCAAAATAGACGTTACAGACGTTATTTCCGTTTTGATGGATGAAGGGTTTACTGAATTTAACGAGCAACGTATTTACCATCGCATGCATGGGCATGACTTCGAGGGGCTACGGGAAGGGATATTGGAAAAGATAGCGGGTGTACCTCGTGATGCTTACGTCAATATTAGCGCCTATGGTAAAGCCAACGCTTTTCTATTAATAACACTGGAATATTAACCGAGGTACCCTGTGGTTAAGATCGACATAATGGCATTAGCCAATGACTTCATCTTGGAAGCCGACACTACCTTGATGGTCAGACTGGAGATTGCCAGAGCGTTAGTAACGGCTGCAGTGGAATACATTAACGAATCTAGCGGTAAGCGTAAAAACAAAATCGCCGAAGATATCGAAGACTTTGCTGACACTTATGGTATGTCCGTACCAGATAAAGTGTTCTCGTCGTATGTAGCAATGATCCAGCGCATGATTCGTGGTAATGGCTGGGATCCACGATTGGTGGTTAAAGTGGATTACTCGGTAATCGGCGTGGTATATACTACAGCCGTTATCGTGATGGATCTGGAAGCTACCGCAGAGCGACTAGGGTGGAACATCACTCCTCCAGTGCGGGAAGAAGAAGATATCATGGATGTGGTAACTGACACACCAAGTATGGACGATATCAATGAGTTCAATAAATCTGATGGTGCTAGGGCTCAGTCAATCCCTCCGCTTTCATCAAATCGACGCGCAGAGTTTGTACGAAAAGATCAGCGAAGAAACATCCAGAATTATCGTGGGTAACCTACCACCTAAACGCTGGCCTGATCTAGCCAAAGGTTTGTGGGAAGCAAGCATCGAAGCTGCATTTGAAGGTTACCCTGGTGGGGTGCGGTTTGACGAACAGCACTACGACCAGATTATCTGTCGCAAGAACCTGTTAGAGGATGACATTAAAGATATCATCCAGGATGGTGCCGCACACATCTATCGACAGGTAATTGATCTAACACCTAAGTCTGTGCTGGATTATAAGTGCGGCTATAAGCTAATGCCCAATATGAACATCTTGGTAGCAATAGATGAACGAGATTTTTTAATACCATCCGAGCTATCACCATTGGAGGAGTTTTGCTTTGGAACCCAAGACTAAAGTAGTAACCGTTCCTCTGGGGATGGTAAAAGACATTTTCACCAACCATGGTTTGGGTGTCGCCGAGATCGACACCCTGTTAAACTTCCTGGTGCAGATCTGGTTGGCAAACGAGCCAGACATACAAGAAGACCTGACCAAAGATACCATCGAGTTGCTGAAACTAGATCCAGCGGTGTTCCAGCTCCTACTGCTGGAAGTAATCCCGCACTTGGTACAAATTGGTATTCTGGTACATAGTGCTATCAAAGACGCAACCCTTTCGTCTTTCAGCATTAAAGATCACGTAATTTATCTGGAGCTTTTTGATGACTGAGCAAGCAAAACAAAAGCAGGTCTTTACCTACGTGGTGCAACTGCCACCTAACACCGACGTCCACGAAATGCTCGGTGCGTACAAGAACCTGTTCTCGATCCAGGGTGTAGACATTACCCTGATGAACATGATCCCGACTAATACCCAGGGCTTTAGCCACCCGATCCCTGAGTGCCAACAAATCCTGCAAACAGACTTCTTCCGCACCATGGAGTCTATCCAGGCAGCAGTAACGGATCATACCAGCGTATACTTGGAGAACTTCACCGTTAATGGCAAGACGGTGGTGTTTACTTTCTACTACTTGGAATAGTTCTCATGTACAAGCGTATCCTAGACATTGATTACGATGCGCTGCTCAATTACCTGGCGTCATTACCAGAAGTAGCGGACGATCAAACGTTCTTTGAGTTTGATAATCTGCAAAGCTACCTGGCGCGGGAAGTCGAATTAATGATGACCTGCGACGACCCAGACACTGCGGCAGACCAGTGTTTGATTGACATTATGATTGAGGACCTGGAAGACGAAAGCGTAGTTGATTACGTAGTCACGTCTACCCCCGGACGGGTTGTAACCTTCGATGGCCATCCTTTGATGATACCACTAGTGTTAATTGTGGTCCAACGGAGGACACCATGGCAATCAATCCCAAAAAGGGAGACGTAGTAAGTTTCCAGTTCGAGCGCAACGGTTTAATCGGTGATGGCAAACAAGGTGTGCGGGTAGACGGTGAGTTAACCTACAACGTCGCTCGCTCACTGGATCCGGAATTGAATGTGAAGCATCGCATGCTTTACCCTTATTTCCAGAACAAAGTCAACAACATCGACGACCCAACCGCTTACGGTTACATCGTAGTGGCCAATGCCGATGGTCGTCCTGAGGTGATTGGTATTCCTTGGATCAAGGATGCCACCTTCCAGTTCGTGCAGTCCATGCGCAACGTGGTGAACATCACCAACTGGCAAGAGTCCTGGGAAGCCCCATTGAAGACCTTCATGACCAGCCTGGGGGCCAACTACACCAGCAACAAGTTTACCAACGAGTAGTTAAGTTAACACCAAGTCTCCTATTAAGTTAGGGGACTTGGTGCCACCTTTTTATTTTTTGTGTCTTTAATTTTTAGATTGCATAAACAGGTCGCTTATGACTGCTCAAGTAACTAACCTAAAACCAGCCAAGGAAGTGAAGAACCCCTTCATGGCTGAGCAGTACAAGCCTAATCGTGATATCATCAAGTCGTATCACATTCAGGCTGCGATGTACCTTAGCGTGCTTTACGGGTACGATTACAACGTAGTACTCGAGTTATGTGAGAAAGTCTTTATCCCGAACGAGAACGGCTTCAAGGAAGTCAAGTTCGGTGTATTCAAAAAGAATAAGTATGGTGATCGTGTTCCGACGGTCATGCCAGCAAGTGAGTTCTTCCAGACAGTAGAACATAATAACTGGATCCTCAGCCCGTCCTTTGTAGCGTACAAGCACACCGATGATGAACAATCGGTAAACGCCATTGGTACAGACACCTTTATTGAATTCCGTCGTCTGTACAAGGGTAAGAAAAAAGAAGCACTTGGCGTTAACGACCAAGAAGCAGCAAAAGCATTCGACGAGATCCAGAACGCACTGAAGATTTTCAACAACGCCCAGTCGGGTGGTATGTCTTCGTCTGGTACTCCGCTGTACAACAAATCTGGTCACACTACTCTGACCAGTACTTGCCGGACTGTAACCTCGACCGCTAACTTGCTGAACGAGCGTCTGATTACCGGTAACCGTTTGTTGGTTAGCTTCGACGCAACAATGGAACTGTTCCTCAGTACTTTGGCGTTTGCTGACCGTAAGTTGATCCATCGTGTGATCAACGAGTACTCAATGAATTATGCGACAGTCGACCAAGTCATGGACATGGTTCGTCGTTGCGCTCGTTACTACTGGAAGAACCCGACTCGTTTGGGTGCTATCCAGTTGTTCTTGGAAGGTCTGAGCCCACTGGAGCTGACCATCCTGCTGTGCACCATGGACTTGCGTGGTCTGTACACTACCAACCGGGAACTGATGCAACGGTTCTTCAACGATTGGTGTGCTCTGCCAGAGATGCCAGAGGACTACGATCCGTCTACTGGTGTCAAGCCGGCTAACTCGGACTACGAGATCCTCTGTATTACCAAGTTGGGTAAGAAACCCGACAGCAAGCAGATGACGTTCCTCAACACCCACCACTTGTCGTTGGAAGAGAAGTGGAGTACATTCATTAACGCATTCTTCCGTGCAGACATTCCACCAAGTGGTGTGTTCAGTGCGAAAGAGCTGGTGCGTGAGAACGTACTGACGTCTGACACTGACTCGATGATCTACTCGGTAGACATGATTATCGACGACTACGTAGAAGACGAGCAGGGTGGTATCTGCTTCAACGCCGCACTGACGTATTTCATCCGTTGCATCGCAGTAGACCAGCACGCACGTCTCAGTAAGAACATGAACGTGTCTAATCGGTACATGTACCGATTGAACATGAAAAACGAGTACTTGTTCAGTTCGTACGTGACGACCTCCATGTCCAAGCACTACTATGCAATGCAGTTGATGCTGGAAGGTATCTTGCACCCCAAACCTAAGTTAGAGCTCAAAGGCGTGCACTTGCGTGGGGTTAAGATCGCACTTAAGGTACGTGAGTTCACCAACACGCTTATGCGTAAAGTGCTCGATGCTATCTACAACAAGAAGCAGTTGGATGCTGCTGAACTGTTGGCTGAGATCGCTGACATTGAACGTGCCCTGTTCCAAGATATTGACGAGGGTGGTTACACCTGGCTGACTAAGAACGGTATCAAAGCTGAGAATGCTTACTCTAACCCAGAGTCGAGCATCTACTACTACCACGAGTTGTGGGAGAGTGTGTTTGCGCCTAAGTACGGCAAAGCACCAGAACTGCCATACCGGGCTTACAAGGTCAACTTGGCGTTGCACAACAAGTCTAAGATGCGACAGTATTTCGATTCGGTAGAAGACAAAGTGTGGGGAGAGAACTTCCATGCTTACATCGAAACCCGTCCTAAGTTGACATCGGTTTATATCCCAGTAGACATGATCGATGAGATGGGCGGCATACCGAAAGAGCTACTACCTATCGTGGACTCGCGTCTGTTGATCCAGCAGAACTTTAAATCCATTTACGCAATCCTTGAGTCGCTCGGATTGTACTTCCTTAACAGCAAAGCTACACGACTGGTGTCCGATGAACATTGATCCATCGCTGGCGTACTACAAACATAAGGGGTCTGGACTAGAGTTCGCTGCTGAAGGCGCTTTCAATTATGAAGACGCCCTCAACGAATATTTTCTTGATCCCTCCGCAGAGAAGCTTGAATACGGTTTTGAGGTAACCAAGGAAACTTACTTGGAGTACTACGAATGTGATCAAGATCACCAACTTTACTTTAAGAGAGAAGAGGACATCGAGGAATTCCTCAAACTCATAAACGGTAAATTAGGTGCAGTTATTGTGGTAACTCCAGAACGTTATTGGAGTATGCTCGAGGACAAGCGTTCGGCCCGGTCGGATGGAACTTACTAGGGTTTAACTTCTAGGGAGTCTTGGGTCTATATAACTAGGGTGTATAAGGTCAGTAAACCATTTGGTTCACTACACTAACACCCTAGGAGTTCACCATGTCCATTTTCGACTTTGAAGTAAACACTGTTGCTAACCTGATCAAAGAACGCGAAGCACTGAATGCTAAACGTAGTGCTTGGTTCCGGGAAGAAGGTCCAGGTGTATGCTTGGATAAAGAGTACCGGTTGCTGTGCAAAGAGATGAACAAGTTGACTGCAAAGATCAATGCTCTGAGCACTGTTGTGAAGGTAGCAGCATGAATAATTGGTATAACCTACCCTAGCCCTTGACGGGGCTAGGGTAGGTTATATTAAACAACTTTTTATTTGTTTTTTAGTATTAAGCGGTGCAGTTCCAAGGATTCCCTTTTGAAACTTTCCCTACATAAGGTGGAAGGGCACTTATTGAAGCCTTCGTGCACAATCGGTAGGGTACGCTTCAATCGAGCCTTAACATCGCCCACAGGATGCCCTAGAGCGTTACAGATGGCAAAGTAAATACTGTACCACCTGATCGAGTTAGGTTCCCATAACCAGCGGGTTTGGGATAACAACTTATTGCGTCCACCGTCCTCATAGTTGAAGTAATTCGGATGGTATATGTTATCCACACTGGCTACCAGATGACCGATATCCACCAGCTTACGGCTAGTCAGGAAATCCACTCGGAAACTGAAATACTCTTTATATAGCTTCTCCTCACCCAGCGTAGTAAACTTGACTTGCTCCATCTCCCACAAGTCCTTTAAAGGAACCCCACGGACAAAGAACTCGTACAGATAGTTTACCGTTAACCCCTGGTTGTGCATCAGTTGCGCGTAATAAAGAGGATACTTACACAGGTACGCATGGATCCCCGTGTCACGATCACGGTCTTCCCGCATGTACAGCCACCAGCCAATGGCTAGCTCTACCAGGTTCAACCCAATGACGGCCATATCAAAACCACGATGGGTGGGATTGAGTGATCGCTCAACAGTAAGTTTATACCCACGTTTCAGTATATTGGTGTAAACTGGAACGACAGGTCGCAGGTCTTCCAAACGGATAGTCTGCGGATAAACCTTATCGTGTTCCAGTAAACCCCACAGCTCAGTGGTACCCTCACGGTACAGGCCGTCCTTTATAGGTTCGCCTACACCACTGATGGAATTAATTTTAAACACGGTTGCTAAGCTATTAGAACGGAACCGCGTATAGCTGACAACGTAGTCTAGATCCCACTCAGGATCGATTGCCAGCTGCTGGAGGATCCCCACCAACAAGTGTTGGTTCTCCAGGTTGAACGGGTTCTGATCAACGTAACCACGGAACGCACGCTCATTGAAAGTAGTAACCCTGCGCAGGTTGTTCATCCCAGGGTAATGCTTCATTGGGTAAATGTAACTACCTGCAGTCGGAAACGTTAGAGTTTGCATGTAGGTATAATCTCAGTGTGTTTCCATTATATAGGAAAGTACTCCTGGAGGAAACTCCAGGAGGGACCCCCACGCAGTTTGGAAATTTGGTGATATAGTTTGGTGTCTAAACCTATAGCATTTGCTTAGGCCAAGAATATTTCAAACCTGTATTACTACAATGAATCACAGTAAAGATTATCTTTATGTGATATAACCGCTAGCAAATCTTCGAAGATAGTAAAAGGAAAAACTTCCATGGCTCTTGATAAAGAAAACGAATACGGTGGCTGGGCCGACAACAACGGTGGTAGCAAGCCATCGGGCCCGTCCAACAATGCGAGCGGTCTTCTGGCTCAACTCTTCGGTATGAACTCCCTGGTTTCGGACACCCGGAACCTCAAGATCGTTACCGAAGTATATGAGGTCCTGACCGACCACATCTACAAGAACATTAACACTTCCACCACTGACGCCAAGCAACGTCAGATCGTACCAACCATCGAACACCTGACCACCAACATCTCGGCACAACTGCCAGGCCTGGGCTTCTACACCGTCATCGAAGGTGTGATGTACATCATGGCGGCGCTGTTCTCGGACCGTGACAACTCGATCGGTACCGAGCACATCACCATCAACGTCGCCGCCGGCCAGCAGCAACGCGTTTCGATTCCGATCACTCCTTCGGCACAGATCAACAAGCAGTTCGTTGATCGCCTGAAAGAGCACTACGACTCGGCCGCCAAGACCAAGGGCGCCAACGCCGTTGAAATCGTCAACCTGGTGGTTGTCGACATGGAAATGCTCAAGCATCCACAAGCCGGCGAAACCAAGGACCAACCGCACTACCTGGCCATGTACCTGGCCCGTCAGTGGGAGAAGGCCCTGCTGGTATACGGTGCTGAGAAAATCGTCGAAATGGGCATGGACATTCCGTCCCCATGGCTGGAACCTGATTCCCCTTACGGCAAAGACCGTACTGCGGAAGCTCGCGTACAAGCCATCCAGGAACGTCTGACCGACGGCAAGACCCTGTCGCCAGCCAACATGGAAGTCATCGTGACTACCATGAACGCCAACGGCAACAACACCCAGCAGTACAACCCGGTCAACACCCGCGAGATCGCTCGTGTTACCGCAACCGTGTCGCTGATCGGTACCGCGTACGAAGAATACGCTGCTCGCATGATGGCCCGCGCTCAAAGCAACGACTACATGCAGGCCCTGCAAAGCTTCATGGGTTCCAGCGTGTTCGCTCTGGGTCAGAACATCTGGCCAGGTGCCTACCGTCCGCTGCAGCCGGAAATCACCATCGACACCGTCACTGCCGGTGAAATGATGCGTGGTAACGGCGGTCTGTATCCGTTCTTCTTCGGCCTGTTCGCGCTGATGACCACCAACAACCAGTACGTCTTCGCCGACGCACTGCGTAAGCAACACGTAGGTGGTCGTGGTTCGCTGGCCGGTCTGGAGACCCGGATCCAGATGATGGTGCAGAACATGCCTGGCGCAGCGCAGATCCTGAACCCTCAGATCCGTCCGCCGCTGAACGAGAAGAACATCAACGACACCGACTTCGTCACCAACTGGATCCGTCAGAACGTGGCGGCCCACGCGGTGTTCAAGATCAACCTGATCTCGAACGGTCCGGATGCTCCGATCATCAACTTCATGCGCAAGCTGGTGGGTTCGGACAACGCCAAGGCTGTCAAGGTTGTTGTGGCACTGATCGACTCGATGACCAACAAGCGCTTCTCGGAAGTCATCGCGAAGAACCGTGCAGCCGATCGCGGCTGGTTCCCGGCTCAAACCAAGCCGATCCTGATCCAGTCCAACTCCATCGTTGTCAACGGTCTGGCCGTTACCCCTGGTGGCAAGGACGACCGCGAGCGTCACATCAACACCCAAGAAGTGGACGAAATGTTCATCTGCAACGCCAAGCCTGGCAACTCGGCTGCCGCGAAAGCGTCGATCGAGAACTACCTGGGTCTGGTCTACGGCAACGCACAGCAGGAAGACTTCAAGCAACGTTCGCAGAAACTGCGGATCGAGCAATCGTCCTCGCTGTTCGACGGTCACAACCACATCAACGCCTTCGGCAACTCGGCGATCTTCGCTCCGGACTTCATGGCTGCCATGGCCGAAGCGATGAACGGTATCGGCAACCTGAACGCCGCCAACAACCTGGGTAGCTTCCAGACCAACCGCCTGGCGTTCGCGCCTGGTATCGGCCTGGCTACTACTGTGGCTGCTGGTAGCAACAGCCCGATCGTCCAAGCCGGTCAGTCGGTGAACTTCTTCACCCCGCTGTACTAATAAGGTTTTGGCCTTTAACTGAATAAAGGCTAGGGGGGTTCGCGCCTCCCTAGCCTCTATTCTGCTTTTTAGTTTTTAGGGGTTCGCCATGGAACTACCTGCTATTAATGAGTCAAACGCCAAAGCCATTGCGTTACTGACAAGTTACAGTGAAGAACGCATCGATCCGATGCCTTTCTTTAATAAGTTTGCTGCTCCCTTCGGTGGGATCGTAACGGATGACCCGCGGTACTCCAAGCCCCTTTATCCGGACTTCGAGAACTACGACTACCTGCACGACACCAGCAAGCTGCGGCCGATCTACCTGAATGACCTGGACCTCAAGCTGGAAGAACACCGGGAAACCCTGGGACGTTTAACCCGCATGGAGTTCAGTGGTAATAGCTTCGAAACTATTGCCAAGTGTTCGTGTGGACATTTGCGTGGTAACTTCCGCTTGCGCGAAGACCGCCCGCAGATCTGTGATCGATGTGGTGATCCACCAGAGAAATTCCTTAATAAAGGAGATAAAACCAAACTCTGGCTGAAAGCACCAGAAGGGGTAGACCGTTTCGTCAACCTCGGGTTTCTGGCAACGTTTTTCAGCAACATCGCAATAGGTAGCCCTAAAGTCTGTGTGCCGTGGTATTTCCTAGATAAGGATTACCGTCGAGAAGTCGACAAGAACCGCAACACGACCGGTATCGTTCTGCGCAACATGTTCGAAACCTTGGGTATTTCCGAGTTCAACATCAACACGTTCTACCGTAATGCTGATGCCTTGATGGAGTACATCCTGATAGGCCCGGGTCGTAAGTATTTCAAGGATACCAAAGAGGGTCCTGCTTACATGGAAGTGTGGGAGCGCAATAAAGACATTGCCTTCCCGTATTACATGAAAGTGCCAAACCGCTACAGCACCATCCTGGAGAAATCTGGTAAAGATACGTTCTCGTATTCGTATCAGCCAATCACGGCGGCTATGTATGTCACGTTGGTGGACTCTCTCAAGTCCAACATCTGCCATCAGCTGACCGAAGCGGAACTCCAGAAGAACGCCGAGACGGTAGGCAAGACTCTGGTAATGTTGTCCGAGCAGTACCGGTCGACGAACAACCCGAAAGGGCTGTTTGAGAAACATGGCTTAAACCGGAAACACTGCGCGTCTGGATCGGTTCCTTTCACTGGCCGGTCTATTATTACGTCGCAAACTGGTGTAATTGATCCTGACTTGCTGATAGTGCCGTGGAAAATGGCAATCTCGATGTTGGAAATCCACATCAAGAACTATCTGTACCGTCGTGGTCACACCCCGTATCAAGCACTGGCCCGCATTAAGCAGGCGGCTTATCATATCGATCCGTTGATTGATGAGTTCTTCCGCGACATGGAAGAGAACAACAAGTGCTTGATTCAGGCAGGTCGAAATCCATCGATCGAATACCTGAGTTGCCGTACCTTTAAGTTTGGGGTAAACCGGGACCTCGAAGACGAATCGTTCAAACTCCCAATCTTGGGTGTTAAGATCCAGAACGCCGACTTCGATGGTGACCAAATCTATGCGGTTGTATTGGTGGATAACGAATCCAAAGCAAAAGCGTATGGTGGTTGGGGTCATCACCAGACGTTGGATCGGAACAATCCGTTCAAGGTAGGTGACTATGCCTCGCAAACGGCTACCAACCTGATGAACTTGAACACACTGATGCATACGCATGCCATTATTGATTAATCCGTACTAGGGAGGCTTAGGCAATGAACAGCGCTCATGCATTTGCATATGCGATGTCGGGTAGCTTTACCGATCAGCAGATTGCGCAGAATGCTGCTTACGTCAACCAAAATGTCGCCGCTGTACAAGCTGCTGGTGGCTGGCTGGCCGGACAGGCTACGAAGATTCTGGATGGTTTCAATAACTTCCTGAACTCGCGTGCCTGGGAATTCGGTCGTCGCTTGCTATCGCAGGGTGGGCGTGCCCACATTGGTCGTTTCGACATCGGTTTCATTGGTTACGCAAACGACATCATGTCAGCTCAGGGACTGATGGCCAACTACATCATGGCTAACCCGCTTCACATGCAGGCTAAGCTGGATGGGTTGATCGAAGGTCTGACAGACACTCATGCCACTTGTAAAGGTGTGGGTATTGCCAACCCGTTCTATCGTAAAGCGATGCACGGGATCCTGGACTTGCAAACAGTAGACGGCAAACACACGTTGTCGCACAGTCACTTCTTCGACACTGGTGGTACTCAGGTGTCGTTCAGTGACCTCGACTCGATCCACCGCACCTGGAAGGCAACTGACTACCATCGTGCGCAAGGGTTGTTCAATGTTAAGTCGGAAGACGACGACGTAGTTAGCGAGCAGTAAGTTGTAAAGCTAGGGGGTGGCAACACCCCTTAGCCCAACTGTTTATTTTTTTTTCGATTTTACGATAACCACTAGCGGGTATAGCGTAATGTCTACTTTTTGTTTAGGTTCGATGGATTCCAGTGTTGGTTGGGAAACCCAGTCGGTAGAGACTGCGTTAGCCAAACATTTTACCTACTGGTTAGAGAGTCGCCGTAACCAGGGTAAAGTAATCGGACAGGTGCCAAGTTTCTTTTACCTGTTCATGAAATACGGTAACACCCCAGAGAAACTGGTTGAGAAAGCCAACCAGGAGCTCAAGAGCTACATGGACGAGATGTTCCCAGGGTCTGAGGTAACTGTGACCTACAAGTACATCAGAGAGTCCAGGTCACTGTACACTGTCCAGTTGGACATAAGAGTATTTGTTGACGGCAAGGTCTATGATTTAGGGCGCACCATTGAGAAAACCGGTGAACAATACCGCATCCTTGACGAAGAGAGATTAGCACGATGACTCAACCAATGACCACCAAACAGCGCATCATCGAAGAGTCCTTCGGGTGGCTGAAAGATTACACCGTATCCGAAGTAGACGGCAAGCGCATGATGACCGCCAAAGGTGAGACCGTGCCCTTCAACGTCTCCACGGTCATGGACGAAGACGAGTTCAAGGCCAAGTGGCTGATCCAGTTTGCTCTGGGTCGTCGTAACGGTCGCAACTACTTCAACACCCAAGAGTGGCTGGACCTGTCGGCTGACGGTCTGCAATCGGTGATGATCATCGACAAAGACAACAAACCAATGCTGATCATTCCCCCGCTGGTTTCCAACAACTTGGGCCCTGAGCAGTACCGCATGTTCCGTCACATCGAGCAGGCGATCAAACAGATCTCGGCTGACTCGCAACGTTCGGCTGACCCGATGGCTTCGGCGCAGTTGGCAGAACTCTCCGAGAACTCCCTGGCTAACGTTAAGCCACGGACTATCACCGACATGGTGTCTGACTGGTACTACGCCAAAAACAACATCATCCCGGACGTAGAAGGTCAGATCTGGTTCATCCGTGACAACATTCACAACGAACAGATCGATGAGTCGCTGCTGACCCGTGCTCGTCCTATTCTTTATGCTGCTTTCCGTAATGAGCACGTGTCCAACGAGGACAAAGAGTTCATCAACAAGCTGGTTAAAGAGCAGTGGAATATCGACTTCGGCACTGGTGCGGCTAAATCCGAAACCAAAGTAAATGATACTCCCGGTGCGCAACAAGATTACGACCCGCTGGAGTGCTAAGTAAATAAGGAACTACAATGCGTTTGTTATGGAGCAGTGATCACCACACCTTCCACCAAAATACGCCGACCACACACGTACTGAATAACCTCACTACGTTTCTGCGTAAAGATCATGACCTTGCTAAAGTGGACATGATCACCTTCGGTGGTGATTTCTTTGAACGCATGGTAGAGTTACCGCACCAAGATACCCATGTGGTATTCGATTGGGCTAAGGATTTCCTGCATCATCTTTATAAGGTTAATCCTAAAGCCACTGTGGTGTGGTTAGAAGGGACTTCGTCGCACGACTGGTGTCAGCCACGACATTTCCTTAATCTCGCTCCACCGGGCCTAGATGTGCGTTATATCGATACTCTGAGTATCGTTACCTACGAACACCTCGATGGTCTGACAGTGATGTACGTTCCAGACAACATGGGAGCCTTAACTCCTGATGAGGTCTGGGACCTTGCTTTAAAGGTACTGCAAGACGCCGGTCTAGATATGGTGGACCAAATCCACTTCCACGGTGCATTTGAGTTCCAGTTAGTTGCCAAAATGCGACACAAGTGCCACAACCTAGAACGCTGGGAGTCCATTACTCGGTACTGCATCCTGGCTGGCCATATCCACACCCCCGTCCGTAGAGGTAAGCTAGCGACGTCTGGCTCCTTCGACCGTGGTGGGCATGGCGAAGAACACCCTAAGGGTGGATTGGTTGTGGACTTCGATTTGAAAGCCGGTAAGTGTGATATCAATTTCTGGGAGAATAAAGGTGCCTTACCCTACCTCACCATGGAAGTGTCACCTGATATCACCGCTGGCGACCTGATTACAGACCTGCACGATTTCATCCAGAAGCGCAAGTTACCACACCACTCCCAGATCCGGGTTATGGGTGGTAGCGCAATGGTGGTCAACCCTGTAATCAGCATGCTCAGTAAAGAGTACCCGTACTTCCACATCAAGGCTAAGAACGAAAAGAATGACGATGAGTTGATTGACGAGGACCTGTTTACCACCAAGGTTTACACTGGTACATCGTTGACCAAAGAGTCGCTGCCTAAGTCACTGGCAGCTGATCAGTCGTTCAAAGACAACTTGGCCAAACACAACATATCAAACGCCGAAGCAATGGCCGTACTGGAGGAATTCTCATGAGCCGTACCGTCGGTACATTAGGAATCTCGGTAGGGACATCCTTGGCATTGGAACAAGGGGCTTTGTCGGCGCTTAAAAACACCGACTCTATCCTGTTCAATCTGCGTACTTTGGTGCGCAATGCTCAAGAGTCCTACACAAAGGAAGACTCCGAGTATCATGATCCAAGCGTGTTGGCTAAGGAAGTAGCAGAAGATATTGCCTACTTAGCCAAATACGTTGAAACTCATCGTAATGGCAAACCCGTGAAGTTTGTCATCTATTACCCGTCTTACAAGAGCCTGTCTAGTAAGTACCCTAAGGCTGATATCAAAGATCATACTAAGGGGACTGCTAAACAGCAGGCCATTGCAAAGACAATCAAAGCCACGTGTGATCGGGTCTTTGAGAAATACCAAAAGCTTATAGTAGAAACCGACGTAGGTATGCCAGTGTTTAGTGGTAACGGTATTGTATTGACACACCACCCAGTGGATCTGTGCGAAACCAATGGCACTACGCGGCTAAAACTATTAGAGTCTTATACGGGGGTGTTGAAGGCTTATCCTGATTGGAACACAAAACTGACAGGCGGTAGTAAACTGTACAACATTCCGTTGAACAGGCTTACTATTCAGGTATTTGGTGATAAGTCTACGGACTTCCAAGCTAGTATCGCTGGGATCCGCGAGGTAGTAAAACGCATCGCCGATGAATCCAACTGGACAACAGCTACTAGTACCGCTCGGGTTCGGTCTACAATCATGAACCTACCCCAAGGGGTAGAGCGGGCTGGATTGATCTCCATGCTTTAAGGAGCCTTTATGACTCTTGACTTCCAAGGCAAGTGCCTGTACCCACCGGCAGATAACGCAACTCTTAAAGAGAAGCTACACGCGTTAGGTGTGGGTTTGGAAGATATGACCAATACGGCTGAAGGTCATGACATCCCCACTGGGGATTTCCGGCTGGCCGCAGAGGTGATCAAACTGATCCCCGAATTGTTTAGCAAAATCGCACACGGTGAGTCTGGACATAGACAGTGGTTGGAAGAAGCCATTGAGAACCACTTCACCGGTAAACCCATGCCTGAGTACAAAGCTAAGTAGCAATGTAATCTCACCGTAGATCCAATCTATACCAGGCGTATCCATTTTTTCAAGGATTTAATAATGAGCTACCAGCAAAACAACAATGGCGGTCGTCCACAAGGCACTCCTCGCAAGAAGAGCTTCCTGAACGACTGGCGTCAGCCTCACCCTGCAACGGATGCACCGCTGGAAGGTGGCAAGTACCCTGCACAGTTCATGTGGGAAGTTACCAACGCCGGCAAGATCGTTCTGAAGATCTCCGACGGCATTTTCAAAGAAGGTGCGAAATCTCCGCACAAAGAAGTGGAGATGTCCGGCTACGACCGCAACATTCTCTTCGAAGCTCTGCTGGAAGCTTCGAACATGTCGATCGAGTTCCCGGCTCGTCAGTTCTACGTTAAGAAGCACGACTTCGTTCGTGTCGGCGGTCAGTCGCGTCTGTCGGAACAACCGATCACCAAGGTCATGTTCTCGATCTCGCGTGACGAGAAAGGTGTGATCAACCTGGTCTACACCAAAGGCGACTACAAAGTCAAGACCCGCTTCAAAGGCCCGAACTCCTCGGTGGTCATGGTACGCAACGACGCCGGCGAGATCGTGGAAGATAGCGGCTTCATGTCGCGCATGTACACCCGTTCGTGGGTCAACTTCCACAAGGAAGTCCTGGACCGCATGGAACGTGATGGTTGGGAGCCACCGAAGCCGAAGGGTGACTTCAACGGCGGCGGTAGCGGTGGTGGTGGTGGCTACCGTCAGGGCACTCAACAGGGTGGCAATGGCGGCGGTAACCCGAACCAGTCGAACAGCAACTTCGACGACTTCGAAGATGACATTCCGTTCTAAGGACTGATTAACTGTAATGGACTACAAAACCTAGGAGGGTGATCCCCTCCTAGGTTTAAATTATAGCTGTCTAAGATAATTTCAGACCTAAATTATCAGGGTAGTGAGTAGCCAAGGTATTAAAAATATGTTCTCTATTGACATCAAGCGTACGGGTAAAAAGGGCATTAAGGCGATCGAAGTATCTCTTAATGAACAAACGTTAAAGTTCCATGGACGTGCTAAGGTACAGTTGGAGAAAGTACTCAAGGACAAGTCTGACGTCGAGAACAATTTGTTCAGTTGCATGAACGAGTACGTTGATGCGGTACTGACCACTGAACAGAAAATCGAATTGTTCAAACTTTTCGATCGGGCGCACTCAATCGTAGAGCACGGCAAGTTCCTCGACTACAATACCGAGATCGCCAGGCTCAAGCCAATCTGTGACGGTGTGTGGGATCTGATCAATATCAAGAAGTACTGCGCGTTCATCGAGAACTCCAAGTACCTCAAGATTCCAAAGAACCTGAGTGAGGCAGCTAGCAAGGGTGATTACCCAGCTCAGACGACGATCACTGACATCGACTACGTCAACATGGTGAAATTCCTGTTCGTAGTACGTTGTGTATATCCGATCATCTTTGGTGTGCTGCAACGCTTCGAAGGCCGGATGGGCGCAGGGTTCAGTGAGATCGTAGCAGGCGAGTTGCTCAAGGACAACTTGCAGATCACACAAATGCCTGGTTGGGAGAAACTCAACAGTTACTTCCAGTTCTCGTTCAACAAGCGTGACGTACCTACGCAGATCGACGGCGGTGGTAGTGGCGACACTTTCATCGACAAGGTACTGTATAGCGCAATCTTCAATCGACTGTGCTGTGCGGTAATCCCTGAAACCGAATACGACAAGAACATCGCCAACAGTATCAACGGTGCGGTTAAGCAGCATGAGACCAGCGCCACATTCAAACCCAAGGAAGACCGTCCAGGAGTAGACGAGGAAGACAAGCGTTCTAACTTTGACAAATACGGTATCACCGAAGACGTCAAAGAGTCCGACCAGGAATCCGAAGCAGAGTTCTTTAGCTTTGGCTTGTTCGACGAAACCGATGCACCACGTTACAAAGATCGGTTCAAATACCAGTGCATTGCATTGGAGATCAAGAACGAACAGTTAGTCGAGAAGGTTTATGACAACCTGCCGATCAACTGGGACTTCGATACCCACAACCATATCCTGCGACTGCTGGAACTGGTTTATATGAACGTAGTTAGTTCGTTCATCTGGGAAGCTTGTAACTATACACAGTTGATGGCCGCTATCGCCCTCGCTCAAGTTAAACTGAGCGAACAAGGATATAAGTACCTACCATCGGTCTTGGGTGCAATCCACGATCCGAATGGCGTGCGCAGTTTGGCCGAGGGGCTTAAGCTGAGCGACGATGACAAGAACTATTTGGCATCGATTTGTGACGTACAGTCACGCAATAGTGAGAACCGAGGTTATAATGAAGCACTGTTAGCCGCAGATGACTTCCTTACTCAGTTTGGTAATGGCACCTGGCAGTCCAACCTCGAGTACGGGGTACTGGATGACCTGGTAATCTACGATCGAGTCTCCGCTGGTGATTTGTTCCCAATCGATATCGAGAACGATATCCGGAATGAATTCATGGCTCTGGTCAAACAAGTAAATAGTTAATTAAAGTAGTAAGGGGTTAGAAATGGCAGACATTATGATGACCATGGCGCGTATCGGCATGGGCAACCCGGTGCATCCGCACGTACACCGCCACAATAAGCTTAACCTGGAATCGCAAAACATCGACCAAATGCTGATGGCCACAGCACAAGGCGGTATCGTCGAGTCCATGCTCAACAACATCGCCGGTCAGTCTGGTGGTCTCACTGTCAACCCACGCGGTCAGGTAAACATCGAAGAGACTTACAACCAACGTTGTGGTCTGGCGATGCTCAAGTTCTCGGTAATGATGGACGCGCTGAAAGAGGAGGAACTGACCGTACTCTTCTACTGCGCAGGCGGCGGTCTGATGGAAGATGGTGGTATTGACCCAGCTACTATGCTGGTACCAATCCGTAGCTACACTGTAGCCAAAGAGTCGATCACCAATCTGTACGACGGCATGCCGATGGTCAAGCAAGCAGTAAGTGCTTCTGACCAGTTCCTGTTGGGTGACCCTACTCAACAGCGTCAGCTCCGCGCCGTACGTCCTGAGGACATGGCCAACGAAGTATTGGGTTACATGTCCACTGAGCAGGAGAACCGTCAGGATCACTACCACGGTAACGTTGGCGCTAGCCTCGGCAAGCATACCCTGGTATCCAAGACGCAGAACCTGGACTCCACGTTCCATGCCAAGCAGTTGCTGAAAATTGCTGGTAACGTGCTGCATGACCAAGACTTCAACATGTCGTTGCAGGACTCGGTTGCTGGTAGCCTGTACAGCAGCAGCATGAAGGAAACGATTATCTCGCAGAACCCGTTCTTCAAGGCAATGGCAATTGGTGCTGGCCATTACAGCTGGAATGGTTTCCAGGGTTATACCTTGGGTGAGATCTGTGACGTGTTCCCTGCCCTGCCGGACGTGCTCGACTTGAGCATGCTGGACGAAGCGCGGTTCCCGATGCGTGATGAGATAGCTAACTCCAGTGCTTATGGTGCGTCCAATATGGTCGAAACCACGGCACAAGAGATCGCTATGCTGACTACCGACCTGTTGATCCGTACTGGTCTGACTCACATCGTGTTTGCAGCATCCAACAACGTACACGAGTTCGGCGGGCTCAGTGACAACGGTGGTGTGGAAATGGTAGTTGGTGAGTGGATGTCTATCACCGACCAAGATCAGAACTCTATCAACCGTCTGGAACGCTTCAAGCAGCTGTTCAAAGACAAGTTCTACACCAAGTACAACAACGCCTACGCACACCTGTGCACCGTGGTTAACATCGTAGTTAACTGCTCGCTGTTCGGTGAAACCTCCGTCGAAGTGTACTTCAATGGTGAAACCGAAGCTAAAGAGCGCTACGTGAATGCTACGTATTACTTGGCTCGTACCAGCACCAACATCGCCAGTAACGAAAACGGTGTAACCGAGTCCGTCAATTTCCTGAATAACCTGCGCGAATACTTCATCGAGCAGAAGTAAGCGAGAGACCAATATGAACGATCTGAACAAACTGTATAAAGCAATGCTGTGCTCGTGGGGCTGTGTCATCAAGCCTGACAGTCGTATTGTGCTTAAGCTGGGTGATAAGGAAATCGACGTTAAGATCGATGACATGTCCGTTTACCTGCCGGTGTCGGAAGTCCTGGACTCCAAGGACACCATGGACAAAGTGTTCTTCCACCCAGCGTGTGAGAACATCGTCAGCAAGGAGACTGAAGTCTTCAAGATCATTCGTCGTATGGCAGTGATCCACCTGCTGGAACTGTTCAAGAAATACCCGATCGTACTGTTGGGTGTCGCTGGTACTGGTAAAGAGAAATCCAGCTGGAAACAGAACACCCTGGATATCATCGAGCCACTGCGCGGTGTCAAGAAGACCGTGATCCAAGAGATCAAGGATCTGATGGAACGCTTCCAGGTGGAAGTTGATGACAAGGGCCACGACAACCGTTTCATCCACATCAAGGTGTCGCGTGCTCAGGGTCGGTCGTCCAGCGGTAGCGGCGAGCGCGTGTACTACAAGGCCAAACCGTCGTTCCCGATCTACAACGAGATCGTCAAGCGTCTGGCACAGTCGGAAGGTGAATCCGATAACCAGTCTGTAGAGCTCAATGGTCGTTCGATCTCGCGTGCAGCGCTCAAGCTGATGGCGCATCTGTTCCGTTCGATCATCCCTGGTGTGGTAGATCCTGATAGCATCAGCAGCGAGTCCACTACTTCGGTAGCTTCGCGTCTGATTGCCTTCTGTGGTTGCTACGAGCAAGTAGCCGAACAGATGAACCGCATCCAGAACTTGTTCCGCGCGGACTTCAACAAGCTCGGCATCTACGCGATCGATCTCAGCTGGACCGAACAACTGGAAGAGCTGCCTGACATCTATCGACAAGTACCGGCGATGGATTACAACACCAACAACACCCAAGACGAGTCTGCTGCTAACTCGAACCTGGGTGCTCTCGGTGGTATTCTGTCGGTGAACTCTTCTGGTGCTGGTCAACAGGTAGCGGTACTGCCACAAAACCAACAAGCGCAGCTGATCCAGCAATCGCAGATCGCTCAGCCAATGGCTGGTACTGTGCTCGCTGGATTCAACGTAACTCCGCCACCAATGGCGAGTGGTGACCGTTGGCTGAAATACGAGATCGACTTCGGTTCCAACCAAGTGATCCACCATGCAATCAACACCCTGACCAACGCAGCAGTGATCTACTACTGCACCAAGTCTGGTACGTTCTTGCAGCGTGTGGAAAACCAAGGTGCCTTCCCGGGCGGTATTCCGGGCATGCCTACTCCAGGCATGGGCGCGTTGGCAGCACTGGGTAACCCGATGTCTGCAATGATGAACCCAGCTATGCTGGCCATGATGCAGATGAACCCGGCGCTGGCAGCAATGTCTGGTATCCAGGTTCCAACTGTAGCAACAACTGCCGGTCAGTCGAGCGTTGTCGTAGATAACAACAACGCTAACTTCACCTGGTAAAAGCCCCGTAATACTAGTACCTCCGGCTAACGCCGGAGGTACTAGCTTACAGTTATTTTTTAACCTCGACGCGTATTACTTCGGGATATTGCGGAGAGAATTACTGATTCATTGATGTTCAGTATTTCTATCTTTTTACTATTATCAGCAAATGGGTCGGTCACGTCGTTTAGGAACGCGACGGTCCAATGCAGATGGGATTCAACCCCGAGTTCACGTAGCAGTCGATAAAAGTCATACCGATATGCATAACGATCATTCGGGTTGGGGATTGGTAAAGCCTGTGCTTGTTTTAGCAAGACTTCTTTCAAGGAACGCACCATGATTTTGTATCTGTCGGTGTAAAAGATATCCTTGGTTGCGTTAACGTTAAGACCACCAATGGGCATGGAACATACCTCTTGTGCGAAGGGGTGATAAATAATCTCGAACCTATATCATCTGAATGTAGATGGTAATAGTAATTGGAGTAAACTGATGGGTAAGATAGATCTAAGCCAGGCTAAGTATCAATACCTTTGGCGTGAAAACGAAATGATCCCCGAGTTACAAGGGGTTGGTATTAACCTGGTAGTGTTCCCGTGGGTATCTTCTCCGACTCGTATGTACATGGTCGGTAACATGATTCCGAAGTCGGTGGATACCAACGGTCGTAGTGAGCGCGCACTGATTTCGGGGGCTGAGTACAATTACTCGGAAGGCGCTCGTCGCATTGAAGCGCCATCTAACATGATCGTAGAAGAAGTTTTCTACGTACATAGTCCTAACCCAGGTGGGGAGATCACTGACAAGTGGAGTTCGATGTGGTTGCTGTTTAAGAACGATGAGCTTAACGCTTATGACATTCTGGAGTTGCCTAAGTACAACACACAGAACACTTATATCGGCTTCGAGTACGTTTACGATCCAGCGGTAATGGCACGGATCGAGAAAGGTGCACGATTTGCCAAGGGTACTATTTTCGGTCAGTCACCTCGGGTCAGTAAGACCGGTGAGTGGATGTTCGGTATGAACCTCAAGGTTTGTGCTGGTAGCTTCCACTACAACGAGGAGGACGGTATTGCGATCACCGACTGGGCTGCAACTGAAAAGCTCAAGTGCATGTTCAAGCACACTCGTGGCTTCAGTTATAATGAGGACGAGTACGTACCGCTGCTGTTGAACGGTACTGACGAGAACCCGAAGGTGCTGCCAGAGTCTGGTGAGCGTATCCGTCCTGACGGCATCGTGATGGGCTTCCGTAAGCGCAATAGCAAGACCGCACTTACCACGTTGACCAAGAAGGCACTGCGTACGCCAGACCTTAACCACGACGTTCTGTTCCGCGCACCGATTAACTCGGAAGTAATGGCGGTAGAAGTAATCAGTGAGCGTATGAAAGACCGTAGTAACAATCGGTCTACTGATTACATCGAGCAGACTCATACCAAACAGTTGGATCGGTATGAGCGCCGTCAGAACGACATGTGGAACGCGGTAATCCGTTGGTACCATAATAAGCTGTCGACTAACGCCGGTGTAGACATTCCGGTGTCCAACACACTTGACACTTTCGTGCGCTTTGCATTTGCCAACTATACCCGTAGTGTCATGGGTAAAATCAACCCACTGTTCCGTGGGTACAAGCGCGTTAAACTGAAAGACTGGAATATCAACATCACCTTGCGTGAAATGGTTCCAGGTCGTGTCAAGTTCAAGATGACCGGTATGAACGGTGACAAAGGGGTAATCGTTCGGATCATCCCACGTCATATGGCGCCTCGTTATGCAGACGGGACCATTGCCGACATCGTGGTAAACAACATCCCAGCATTCCGTCGTCAGATTTTCTCGATGTTGCTGGAGCAGTCGGTCAACTTTATCAGCATGCGCCTGCAGCAAGATGTCATCAAGCTGCGTAAAGTTGGTAACTACGGCGAAGCATTCCTCAAGCTGCAAGAGTTCTTCGACACAGGTTTCCCAGAGTTCGGGGACCTGGTACGGGATGCAATCATTGACCCGGCGGTCATCGAAGAGTTCGTTGACCACGTCTGCAAGACACAGATCAGTGTTGAAGTAGTATCCGACACTAAACTGTATGGCGTAGCGATCATCCGCGCATTGCGCGAGGTATATAGCTACAAACCAGAACGCATTATCTTTACAGACTCACTCAATGAGGAAGTGATGTCTGACCAACCGGTACTCATTACCAACCAGCACTTCATGTTGCTGGATAAGTTTGGTACTGATATGTCTGCACAGTCTCTACCGTTGTCGAACATCTACGGTATGCCGACTAAGCCGAATGACATGCACAAGTATTCGGATATCCTGCAGAACAAGCCGAACCGTAACAAAGGTGAAACCGAAGCGCGTCTGACCAACAGCCAGTCTGGTCCGCAAGAGATCAACAAGAACCTGGCGTTGGCAAACTCTCCGGAGTTGCGTACTCGTGCTACCCGTCGTATCTTGCGGGCAGATGATCCGTTTGACATTGATTACATCGTCAAGCCGGATGAGTACGATATGAACGTGGCGGTACAGATGTCAGCGAGTATGATGTCTGACTCTGGTTATGCACTGCGTGAAGAACTGGCTTCTGACCGTTCGCTGGATGTCTTCGACGTTAATGCGAGTAACATGATCAAGGATCAGGTACTGGAAGAAATGCTCCAACGTGCCGACGAACAACCTAACACTTAAGGAGCCCCCGTATGGGAATGCATGTTAATCTACGGGATTTCGCCAACCTTACTGAGATGGATGTACTTCGTTTCAGGAATCACCGTAAAGCTATCGATGTAACTGATGACAATGGCAAAACGGTAAAGTCCGACGCATATGCAATGATGCTGTCGTGGCAAGGGATGAACGTCCACCGTCGGTATCCAGAGATTCCTTACACAGTCGACGAACTGATCCCGTCGATTCGTGAGGAGAAGCACCGCAACATTGTCTATAATGACAAGGTGTTGAAAATCCCTCTGGATCATATCCTGGGTATTATCGGTCCATTGATCGATGATCCACTCGAGATGGATGCAATCAAGCGGTTGATCCACTCGTGGCAAGCTAAGCTCAACAACATGATCACCGTGATGTCGGAACGGTCGATTATCTCTGCGACGGCAGAGTCTGTTGATGAGTTCATGCTTAACCCAGGTATTTGTGAGATTCGTCGGAAAGTCCACGCGAATGAAGTAACAGTGGACGAAGGCGAGGAACTGTTCAGTCATTACGTACGGAACGACGACTCGCTGAAAGAAAATATCGTGGCGCTGATGGCGCGTACCGGTGGGGTGTCGATCAACCAGGCTTATCAGCTGGCGATTGCACGTGGTGCGGTATTTGACCTACCCAACGTCATCCTGCCTAACGTCATCTACTCCAACTACGGGGAAGGCATCACTAACCAGGTAGACGTGCTTGGTGACGGTAAGTCCTCGGGCATGTCGTTGATCTCTAACGGTCGTGGCCTGAAAGACTCCGAGTGGTTCCACCGTAAGACTCACCTGGCAACAGCGGTACTGCAAGGTATCCTGCACACGTATGACTGTGGGTCGCAAGACCTGGCAGAGATCCGTGTGTCTACAACCGAGATGGCTGTAGCGTTGCTCGGTAAGCACCGGATGTTGGATGACGGCACACTGGAGCTGATCGACCACAAGACCGTCAAGAAAATCAAGGCTGGTGAGACAGTTGCATTCCGCAGTATTGCATTCTGTAACGCCGGTCAAGACGGTATGGTGTGTGGTAAGTGCTACGGAGCCATGAAAGCTTCGATCCCTTACAACGCAATGATGCGACGTGATGCCAACATTGGTATGTTCGCTGCAACTACCATCTGTAACCCGCTTGGTCAGAAAATGCTGTCGACCAAGCACTTTATCCGTAACGCTGTAACCCGTCGCTTTGATGTGGCAGCACGTGACCGTCAGATCTTTACCTCGAACGGCAACGAGATCTTCTTGAAGCCAGAGATGTGTGTTGACGGTACTCGTCTGATCCTGAAGTCGTCGATCCAACGGGATCTGTCTGACCTACGGTCGCTGGACGTATTGGATGAGGTCAGTATGGATAAACTTCCGTACTTGACTGACGTAACCTTCCAGTATGAGATCGAAGACGTGATGGTCGGTGGTAAGACCATTCAGCAGCACTCGGCGCAAACCTCGGTAGCGTCGCGTACATCCAGGTTCTCTTTGGGCTTCCTCCAGTACCTCTTGGAGAAAGGCTGGGAGATCATGGACAAGAAGCATATCGCAGTGGACCTCAAAGACTGGAACTGGGAAGACGCAATCTTTGTACTGCCGTTTACTCGTGAATCCCTGGATGCCCACCGTGGGCGTGTAGAGAACTTCATGACGTTCAATAAACGTAACAGTGCCTGGAAGTCACAACCAGTTACACCGAAGATCTTTGGCGAGGTACTCGGTGAATTCTGGACCCTGATCAACCAAGAAACCAAGGGTATCAACATCGTACATGCGGAGTCTATGCTCGCATCGTTGCTGTGTAAAGACCCTGCTAACTTGTCGTATAAGTTAGCCTTGGGTAGTGGTCCTAAGTACTTTGAGAACTTTATGGTGTGTGTCAAGAACCGAGGCGCAGGCGGTCTGATGATCGCGGAAGGCCAACAAGGGGTATTGTCCAACATCAAAACCTTCCTGGTTAAAGACAGGCAACCAAGTCCGCTGGAGACCTACTTCCAACACGCGGTGTCGTAAAAGGGTACCTCCCGTAAGGGAGGGTCACCCCTCCCCTACCGTATTAGAGGTATTAGATGCGTTCCGTTGCTACGATAAGCGTCGCTAATAACTACATACGCATATTTGATTTCGGAGATGGTTTCGAGAACTTAGTACTGCGTAAGTACTGCAAAATGGAGTTAACGAAGTACGGTCAAGAACCAATCCCTGGTACACGCAAGAAACGCTGGGTGCCCACACATGTGTTTGCCCGCACTAGCAATGACCGTTCTGAGTACCGCATGCCTAAGTCGGTATTGGAGCCCCTGTTACGCTTAGCTGCGTCGCAGGGCTTCAACCGTGCTCGTATCCAAGTCAAAGACGAACCAGTCATTGAAGGAGCGCATGCTGAATTTAGTATTAAGGAGAAATACAACACACCACGCGAAAACCAGAAGGAGTGGATCGAATACAAAATGGGTCCTGGGGCCCTCAAAGTAAACGAAGCCTCCACGGGTCTAGGTAAGACGTACATGGCTCTGTACTGCATGATGTTGATGCAGAAGCGGACGATCATTACTATCCAACCACGTTACATTCCCATCTGGCAGAAAGACTTGGCAGAGATGTTCAATATCTCGCCGAAAGATGTATTGGTTTGGGAGTACACTGACCTGCCTAGGTTGGGTGAGCTCTGTAAGGAAGGTAAGATCGATCCTAAGATCATTATCCTCCCTACGACTCGTATAAGCACGTATATGCGTTCCCGTCGCAAGAATGGTAACTTACCTTGCCTGGACGAGATCATCGCTAATATCAACCCTGGGTTGCGTATTATCGACGAAGCACACGAGTCGTTCCACGAAGTTACATTGTCGATGTTCTACGGCAACGTGGCCAAGACGTTCATGCTGTCTGCTACTATGAAAGGGGACGATCCGTTCCTCAACAAAATGTATCAGGCGATGGCGCCTAAAGAGACCAGGCTTAAAGAGGCAGAGCCTGAGAACTACATCGACATCTTTGCGTATCTCTACCAAATGGATATACGTAAGTACAAAATCCAGACAATGCAGGGCGGTACTTACAACGACATTGCATTGGAAAAGTCCATCTTGCGAAGTAAGGAGGCAACAGACTTCTACTTCCAGTTGGCAGATGACATTTATCAACGCTACTACCTCGACGCTAAGGAGGAGGGAACTAAATGTATCTTCTTCTTTACTCTGATCGAGATGTGCTTAGTAATGAAGGAAAAGTTCAGGGAAAAGTATCCTGGTGCAGACTTTGATACGTTCTTGGGTACCCTGGACAAGAAAACACCTAAGAAGTATTTAGAGCACGAGAACCTGGTAACCACTCCAGGTAGTTGCGGTACTGGTAAAGATATCCCTGGTGCTATTACTTGTATATCTTTCCACACTGTGTTCTCTATACAACGTAACAAACAAATGATTGGCCGCCTGCGTAACCTGTTAGGTAAGTTCGGTGGTCGGATCACTCCACGTTTCATATTCCCCGTATGTGTGGATATCGCTAAGCATGGCGATTGCTACCATAAACGTAAGCTGGCTTTTGCTCCCAAGCAGAAGTCGTGGAAAACAATTACATCGGGTCTCGCGCTGCAATAGTAGCGCGTTGTACCTTATTAAGGCTCTGTCATGAGCGACGAACAATGGAAAAAGAATAGGTTGATCATGCCTAGTCTACTAAATCCAGAAGGGTCGTTTAGCCTTATCCTGCCAACGCCGGAAGGATTAAGCGGTTATAGCGACCTTGTATTACAAACACTCACGGACAGTCTGGAGTCGTTCATATTAGCTTACGCTGATCCGGATGAAGCCAATGACGATACCTGGTATTACACCAAGCTCAAGGATTACATCTACGAGCTAGAACAAATGCCCTTCATTATGGGCAGCGCCGGGCGTGCAGATCTGGAACGGTACCAACACGATCCTGATCGAACGATAGCTTTACTCTGTGAGGCTATCGGGACGTTCTTTGAGGAAGTAGTGACGTTAAACAGGGAGGCTATCGACGCTCTATATGAAGCAGTTGTCATAAAGAGTGTCACTGTTCAAATACACGCAACCCACATTGCCGTGGCTATCCGAGGATTACAAGCATGACCACCACCAGCCCTATCGCCCGCTCCATTATTCCGGAATACGGTACCCTGTTCATTGCCACTCCAGGTATCGAGGAACTCCGCAACTATTTCCTCGTCCAGAAACTCTTGGAGCACCGTGTGCGCTCCATGATGACCGGGATTCCGTTTGACAACATCGCACGTACCCTGGTAGAGCAGTATATCACTCCACCGATCACCATGCAGACTGTTGACCAGCTCAACAACTTCTACTCGCTGGAAGCCCAAGAGTTGTACAACTCGTTTGCCATGTATGAACAGACCCCTAAGTTCCAGGAAGCTTTGCACACCCTGGTGCCGTACAAGGGTAAACCGTTCACGATCAATGGTCTGACCAACATGGGTCTGCAACTGATCATCACATTGAGTGAAGGATCATGATGAATGCACAACTTCATAATACGCCTGGATCCAGAGACTAGGGACGAGCTCTATTCCGATGCCAGTGAGTCCTTTATGGGCTTCCTGGTGTTGGAGGCGATCTATTCCATACTGTCAGTCTTGCGGGTAGGCAAAATAGGTACGTTCGAGACCATGGATGATTGTGACCTCGAACAACCCGATGACGTCTGTCAGTATGATTTGTCCATTGATTATCTGCTGGATATCAATAAGCAACTCAATGAAGAATGTGGGATCTTCCTCGACGAGAAAGAGTACGGGTTCAACTCCGACGCCCACGAACAGATCGCAGACAAACTAGGTATCGCGATTATCTCCATTGAAGAGTTTAACGATCCTGGTGAGATTCATTCGCTGGATGAAGTATTCCAAGATCCACAGATAGCAAAGGGGTTCCGTTTTAATGCACTCCATTTGCCTGACCGTATCGCGTTTTGTGTTATGCCTAAGGACATCCCAGATACCAGACCAGTCAGTTTGGCTGATTTGATATTTGACCAAGATCCTGGAGTTGCAGAACTCAAGGCATTGTTTGACCCGAGCAAGCTGTCGTTCCAGAACGCTTTGTTCAATCAGCGTAGTTAATTCCTGCACTACTCCTAGTCCCGCAAGGGACTAGGAGTAGGTAAGGTTTATTTTTTGTTATTTGATCGCAGTAGCCAGGTTTAGCCGAGTAGTCTTACCACCAGCCACGTGAGCAGCTTTCATGCGCCCCAGCATCATGTTGGTAGGGATACGTACGACCTCAGCAGACAGACGAGTGGCCAGTTTACCCAAGCCAGTACCACAGCAAGTAGCGCAGTAGTTACCCTCAGGGTTACGGCAACCATTAGGGGTACGAATAACCAGACGTTTGCCGAAGCTAGCCAGTGCCACCTCTTTGGTTAACTGTTCGGTCTTACCATTAACAATGTAGAAGCTACCAGCCCATTTCTGAGCAGTAAGTTCATGCATCTGGATTGGCTCACCAACAGTAGTGCCGCAGTCAGCCAGATCTACCTTACGGCGACCTACGAGTTTCAGTACCTCTTTAACCTGTGCACCGCCTTCACCAGTAGATTTCGAACGGCTATACGAACCAGCAATAGCTGTGTTGATATACGCCACGATCTCATCTGGATCCATGCCCTCATCCAGGGACATGTTGAGGAACACCCAACCGTCACCTTTAGGTTCAATACCAAAGGCGATGAACATACGTTTACGGGCGTTACTGATGAAGCCATCGTTAATGATAAACGTAGCCCCAGGACCGTTCATGATCTCCTCACGGTCCATTTTGACGAGCTCATCAATAGCCTTAGTTACAGCTACTGGGTCGTTCATTTTGCCGTCGGCTTTCAGCTTAGCCATCAGCTCGTCTTTACGCTTGAGGATAGCAGGACTGATGGTGAGCATCTCAATCCCACCAGGCCTCACGAAGTAGGTACCCAGACCTTCCAGGAAGTTACAGTGGCGGGTAAACTTCATGCAGTCATCTACCGAGGCTTTACCCTCAGGCACCTGCTCACCTTCCTTGGGGTTGTCTACCATCAGGTCAGACAAAAACCCTTGGATAAGCTTAGGAGTAAACTCCTCGTTAACGTAAGGCACCTTGGTACCGAACACTTCCCAGAACAGGATGATGTTGAACAGCAACAGACCGAAGGTAGTGTCGGTCTTAGCTCCACGTAGTACCGGATGGAAGTCGCCAGGCAGATCGATGTAATCGTCGTTAACAAACAACGGACGATCTACCTTACCATCAATGGTTACATCCGAACCATCAATGTGGCATTTATACACACCGCCTTCAACCCAGACAGCCCAAGGGACTTTACGGAAAGCACCAGCAGAGTCCTCGTCTTCGAACTGAATCGAGATCACTGACTGTACAGCAGCCTTCTCAGCATAGCCCTGGTTAGCTAACCAGATCTTTAGGAATTCTAATTTAGTCATTAGCGAGTACCAGCTTATTGATCAGTGCTTCTGCCTTGTTAAGAATAACCATGTCATCCACCAGATCATACACTGCCTTGTTCAGGTGGTTACGGATGGCGTGGTCATTAACCTCACTGATCAGATAGAAACCAATCAGTTCTTTGAGGTATGGCAAGACGTTGTCACCAGTAAGGTTATCTACCAGTGGACGAAGCTCTTGTTGGAAGAAGTTCAAGAAGCTCTCTACAGAGCCCCCAAGCTGCCCATTGGAGCGAATGTGCGTGTAGGCTATCGTACCTTCGAGTGAAGGGATGTTCGCCTTCACACGCTTGATCAGAGACTCTGGGAGCCCTACTGATGGGTCGTCACCTTCCAACCCGTCTTTGATAGCTTTGAGTGTTACTTCCGAGACGTCCGACACCAGTAGTTCGTAGTTGGTCATGTCGGTTTCTTCACCCAAATAACGTTGCATCACCAGCAGGAAACGATCTACTGGGGCTACGTCATATGACTCCAACGAAGAAGCTAAACCAATCAGGTCTTGGTAGCCCTGCATCTCATAGAAGAAGTACCCTATCTTACAGATGAACGGCAGCATTTCTGCTGTGGTGTACTTCTCATCTAGGGTGATACCAATGCCTTGTAATAAAGACATTGTATTGTCAATCATGAACTCGTACATATGCGCTTTCTTGTTAGGGGTGGACACCGCCTCATCCACTAACAGGTTCTGCACCATGACTGGTAGGAGTGATCCGGTACGTCCCATGATCGAGTCTTCATCGATCTCTTCGGGTTCACTGGTCGCGCCATCAGTCAGCAGAATTAAATTAAACGCATTGACCAATATTTTAGCCTGTGCCTCAGGGATGGTTTGCTTAAACAGCAACCATGGGCCGCCGATGACATTTGCCGCTAGGTCTTCATCGTCAGCTAGCAAAATGGCTTCTTCAGCATTGATTAACATATAAACTCCACGACCAGGTCAAAGGGAACATAGCATTCATGGGCACTAAAAATCAAGCCATGGCAGCAAAACGTCAACAACGCGCTAAGAAGCGTAAAGGTGGCAAGAAGACTGAAGTCCGTCGGGTTTCCAATTCCAAGCTCCAGTTCGAACTGGCCAGCAAGGGTATCATGGCTACCGTCGGAAAGTACAAGGATCTTCTGGTCGACAAGAAGCAAGGCAAGAAACTGCCGGATAACCTGGAGGTCACTAAACAGATCCTGGGCATCGTGGAAATGTTCGCACCTATCCACTCCGCTGTGGAAGTTGCCGAGATCCTCAAGAACGAGGGCAAGATCGAGTTCACGCCAGCTATTCAGGAACTGGTAGACAACTTCGACCGTCTGATCGTGCAAATCGCCGAAGACATGACTGCGATCCGCATCCTGATGGATGAAGGCCAGACCATGGACGACTTCGTCGAGATCTACGTCCACCTGTTCGACAACGTGACCGAGTGCATGCACTTCCACGCCCGTCCGGTATTCGAAGAACTGCTGAAGCCTAACCAGGCAATGATCGAAGAGTACACCAAAGAACACAAAGAACCTGGTACTACCGACATGAACTACGCGTTCGAGTTGCACGACCAGCGTATCGCCCGTATTCAACACCTGTATCGTACTATCGCCCAGGTAGAAGTACCTGAGTCGCCTGCCGATGAAGAAGACGACCTTCCCGCCGAGTTCATCGAAGCTGGTGACATCTCCATGGCTGAACTCACCCCGATGGGTGACGAGCCTCGCGTGATCAAAGATATCAACTAAGGGTTTGTTTTATGTCTAATGACGAACTGAACGAAGGACAACCAGTACCAGAGCGCCCGAAGGCTAGCTATAGCCAGGTGCACGAGGCTGGCAACACCACCATGAATACCCGGGTAGAGCCAAAGAACAGCTTTATCCGTCAGCTTACTGAAGACGAGCGGGCACAGGGCTTCATCACGGTATTTCTTGGAAACAGTAAAGAAAGCCGTGACCACGATGCTAAGCTGATGTCTCCGTACATCCAGAAGCTTACCGTCGAGCGCTATGCGCAGGAAGACCCACAACGTTATGCCCTGGCTGCTGAAAAGCAGAACCAAGACTGGGCTCGCTTCGTCGAAGACAACTATCCAGACCTGACTCTGGAAGAAGCCGAAGACAAAGCACAGCGCATGGTGGCGTTCTACACCGAATACCTGGACGACGTCCGTAGTCGGTCCAATGCGATCCGTGAACTCGGAATCTCCAAC